AAGGATTGGATTTGGCGGTTCATGGGGGACAACCTTTGGTTCCTGACGGACACAATGGAGCGCGAGAACACGGTCGTGAGCGATGGGTTGGACGTGCTGGATTACCACCAATACATTCACGATCTGAAGCCCTCGGTGATGATGGTTCCGTTGTTCGGGAGCATGTTCAACCACTGCAAATCCAACATCGCTTGGATTGAGGCCACCTTCGCCGGGGCTGTCACTGTGGCGCCCGCTTGGGATGAATGGAACAGGCCTGGCATCCTGACCTACGAGAACGATGCCCAGTTTGTGACCGCCATGGAGGCCGTATTGAGTGGCAAGATTGACGTGACGAAGACCTGTGAGGCGAGCTGGACCTACATTATGGACAACCTTCGGTTAGAAAAGGTCAACGAAGCCCGCGCAAAGATCATCTGTGATATCATGAACCTGGGGAGCAGCAACGACCTCAGGGGGTGAACGCAAGTGCGCCCTACAAAATGGAAGAAACAAATCCGCGTCAAGATGGCTGGCGAGCTGGGCAAGGTTTGGCCCGAAGAGGCCCAGCTACTCATGCACCACCACGAAAAGAAATGTAACGAGCGCGGCCTGGTGCACCTCAGGTTCCGCGTGGACGGCACACCCATTTCCCTCAACCACATGTACAAAGACGGACTTGCGTTCTGCCAGCCGGATGCCCCTGGCGCATTCCAGGATAAGGCAGGACGATGGCGCAAGCGCAGCCATGAGTTACGGCCGGAGGTTATTGATTGGCGTGTGGTGGTCATGGAGGCCATGGGCGAAGACCGGTTCAAGTGGAAGCCCACCGGTGTGACGGCGGCCCTGATCTTATTTGAGACACCCCTTTGGCTTACGCAGAAGCGCGAGGTCCGGGAGATGGACGTGGACAACAAAACCAAGCCCGCCTTGGACGCAGTACAACATGCCACGGACATTCCAGATGAGCTGCACTGGCAGTTGTACGTTTTCAAGGTCCTCTCAAAACGGATCAGGACCACAATATGCCTTTACGATCTTGGGGACCTGGCCGAATATTACTACTGAAATGATAAAACTGATTCTAGCCATCATGCTGATCTTCTCCGGGCAGGTGTACGCCGCGGCGGGCGCTGCCACAGTTTGGGAGCTCAGGGACACGGCCACCGGCGGCGCGACCAATAATGGTGGGGGTTATGACTCCAGCGTTGCATCAGCCGGAACCGACTACACTCTTCAGGACAATGCACAATTCTCGGGCTCAACTCTGTCAACTTCAAATGGGACCACCAACCCTTGCGTTGTGAGCAGCGGCACGCACAACTTTGTTTCAAGCGACAACGGCAACTTCATCCATATTATTTCAGGCGGCACTTTCACGGCGGGCTGGTATGAGATTGCCTCAACGAGCGGAAACAACGCCACCCTGGATAAGGCTTGCGCTTCCGGCGCTTCAACCAGCGGCGGCACTTGGGCCGAGGGTGGGGCGTTGGTATTGAATTCGGCGGCTGATACAACCTGGGCTGCCACGCTCTCACCAGGAAATACCGTCTGGATAAAGAATGGAAGCTACACAGCGGGCGGTGGATTGCTATTCCCTTCAGGTATCGCTGCGACCACTTCAATCAAAATTGCAGGGTATAATGGAAGCCGCAATGACAATCCGACTGGATCAAATCGTCCGTTGATAACTATGGGCTCGAACATCCTCACGCTCGGCAGTTTCAATGTTTTGAAAAATATAAGATTAACGGGCCAGTCTACCAGCGTGATTTCAGGTGGAATCAATGGAATGATTTCTAACGTCAAGGCCATAAATACCAGCACCTCAACGAACCGAAATGCTATTTCTATGACCACTGACGGCGCAGTTATTGATTGCGAGTTAGCTTCCTACAGGGGAAACGCCATCGGTGCATCTACGTCAATCGCTGTGATTGGTTCTTATCTCCATGATTCAAACAACGGCATCTCAAACACCAGCACGGGTGGCGTTCAAATAATAAACAATATTATTGAGAGCAATGTAACGGACGCGATCATTCTCACGGGCACTCTGACCACAAACTCAGTCATCGAGGGCAACACTCTTTATGGAGGCGAGAACAAAACTGGACTCGGAATAAGCCTTGCGACGGGCACCAGAAATTTAAGAATCATGAACAATATAATTTACGGGTTCACGACCGGCATCAGTTCCGCCGACGTTCTGACGGCATCATTTGACGGCTACAATGATTATTTCAACAACACGGCGGACGTTTCTGGTTGGGTCAAAGGCATAGGGGCCGTTGCGGTCAATCCAGCATTTGCGAATTTAGCCCAAGTCACAGGAACCGCCGGGAGCATCAGCGGCTCCGTCATTACTGATGCGGCAGCTAACTTCGGCAACGTGGTCAACAACCAAGATTTTGTTTACATCGTCAGCGGCACCGGCGCCACGGCTGGGCAATATCTGATCACTTCCCACACAACCACCACCATTACTTTAGATTCAGCGCCCGGCGGCTCGGGGACGAACATCCATTATCAGGTGACCACCGGGCGGAACTTCGCAATTGGGACGGCATTAAAATCGAAGGGCCTTCCTGGGGCATTTCAAGGTGGTCTTACGACTGGATATTTGGACATAGGCGCGGCGCAGAGACATGAATACGGAAGATCGGTGGGACACTAATGCAACTGAAACAAGGTTCAACCACGAACGTGCCATTCTTTATGCGCGACTCGACCGACAGCAATTCAGGCAAGACAGGTTTGAGCCCCACGGCCACAATATATAAGAACACTGGCTCATTCGGTGCGCCCGCAGGCGCGGTTTCTGAGATAGGGAATGGCTGGTATCAACTTGCTGCGAATGGTACCGATTTGGCCAACAAAGGAATGTTTCTCATTCACGCCACAGCAACGGGCGCTGATCCTTGGGACGACAATCATGAGGTGGTTACTGATTTGCCGGGCGACACTGTCGCGAGTGTGACCGGTGCGGTTGGCTCCGTAACAGGCGCTGTTGGATCTGTCACCGGGGCAGTCGGTTCAGTAACCGCAGCCGTCACCATCACCGCAGGTTCAGTTCAAGCAATTTGGGATGCCCTCACTTCAGCCCTAACGACTGTCAATTCGATTGGTAAATTATTGGTCACGAACATTGATTCAACAATAAGTTCGCGACTCGCAACCAGTGGATATACCGCTCCTCCGAGTGCAGCCACTATCGCACAGGCTGTTTGGGACGCCCTGACCAGTGCCCTTACAACAACGGGTTCGATAGGCAAACTCCTTGTGACTAATGTCAACGCGGTTCTTTCCACTTTAGTAACCACCAGCCACTTCGACACCATTATTGGAACGCCGGCAGTGAGCATTGCTGCTGACATAGCTGAAGTTGAAGCTGAGACGGATGGCATTGCGTCCATTCCGACAACGGACAACACAGCAGCCATTACTGCCATCAAGGCCAAAACGGACAACTTACCAGCGGCCCCGGCTGCGACCGGCGACATACCGAGCGCTTCCACAATTGCAACCGCCGTATGGAGTGTGCTGACTTCAGCTCTCACAACGTCAGGTTCGATTGGCAAGTTGTTGGTGGATAAGGTGGACGCCGCAATTTCGAGCATCAAAGCGAAGACCGACAATCTTCCGGCCGCTCCGGCTGCGACTGGCGACGCGATGACTCTGACATCTGGAGAGCGCACAACACTCACCGGTGTGATTTGGAACACATTGACCTCAGCTCTGACAACGGTTGGCTCAATCGGCAAGCGGTTGGCTGACAATGTGGACACCAACATAGGTTCGCGCGCGGCCCCGGCAGACATACCGACTTCAAACATCACGGCGATCAAGGCTAAGACCGACAACTTGCCAACCATACCGGCCAGCCAAGGCGATGTGACCACGGTCGGCACCGCTGTGGCTACGGTTCAAACCACTGTGAACGGCATCAATGTGGCTGTGAGTTCAATCCCAACCAATCCGTTGTTAACAAGCGATTCACGGCTCAATAACTTGGACGCCAAGGTTTCGGATGTGAAGACTAAGACTGACAATCTCCCTGCATCACCAGCAGCCACCGGTGCCGCCATGACATTGACTAGCGGGGAGCGCACCTCAATAGGTGCTGCTGTTTGGGCTTCAACATTTGCCTTAACGGCTGGCTCATGGGGTCGTTTTCTTTATGATCAAATAGCATACATCATAGGAAGTCTTGACGGTGGCGTGGCGCTCACGAACGCGGACAAGAACACTCTGGTGGATAAAATCTGGGATGAGCCTGTTGCCGGGCATATGACGGCGGGCACCACAGGTGAGGCCGTACAATCTGGAGGCGGCGGCGGGGGCGACCCGGCTGCTATAGCCGATGCCGTTTGGCAGCGGGCGCGCATTGGGGCACAGCCTTCGGGCAGCTTCGGTGAGTTTATTGATGCCCCGATCTCTTCCGTTAAGGGCCAAGCCATAGCGGATGTGGCCGGGGTGTTGGAAGAAGAAATAGTGATCGAAGGCACAGTGATCAACAACAACGACCTTGGGGGGTCCATATGAAACGCTTGAACGTGATCCGGGGACAGGACTTAACCTTCACTGTGAAGTTGAGGGACGAGAACGATGACCCGATTGATTTTTCAAACGTTGAAGTCCTCCAAGCCAAAATGATCGACAAGGACGACAACAAAATCTTCAAGCAGTACATTCCCTTGCTGGGCGACACGGTTCTGGATTCAGATTTGATCTCAAACATTGCTGTCACGAAGGACATTAAAGAAGGCCAGCAAATCGCGGGCACCGGCATCCCGGCTGGAGCCACGGTCCTCAAGACGCCCGAGAGTACAACCACCCCCACAGCCACGGGTGTGATTCAGATCTCCGCGCCCGCCACAGCCAACGGAACAGCCGTGGCCCTGATCGTTGGCGCCCTCACCATCCTAACCCCATCACAGTGGGGCAAGTGCCAGGTGCATTTGAATGAGGATGAAACCAAGGTTTTAGGCAGCGAGGACCTTGAGATGAAGGTTCGGATTGCCGGCGACACCAAGTACAAGCTGTTCACAGGGCTGTTCAACATCATCGACCGGCCCTGCTAAATTTAGTCCTTGGCATAAATTGGCCTAAATATGCGCGGTGCTTCTTATAGTTCTATAACCCTACGGGTAGCGTTGCCTTCGGGCCACCGGCCAAACATGGAAATAATTATTGCTGATTTCTGCAATTTTGTTGCTGCTGAAAAGCAACAAGCAATTATGTCCAATTTACACATATTTGCGCGTCTGAACTTCATCTGATTGCCGATGTTCCTGCCGATCCCAACCGGCGAAAAGCACCTAAAATAGGTAATTTTGTTGCCGGTTTTCTGGCCATTCAAGTCCTCCGGCCAGGTGCCGATAGCTAAAGTGGACGTGCTGCATCACCGCGAGGAGCCTTTATGAACAATAGAGACGCGCGGTTCAAACTCAATATCATGAATGCATTCAAAGAAGACGAACAACGCCAACTCCAGAAGTCCGTTTGGGATGCCATGATTGACTATGAACTGCCAGAACCCGAAGTGAAGACCAGAGAAGTATCGCCCATTGCCCAAGCACTTCCAGAGCCAGCGGCCCAAGCTGCAATCGCAGCACCGGTCCCGGCCGCAGAACCTGAAAAGGTGGAAGCCGCTCAGCCTGTTTTTGCCGAAGAAGTTCCTGAGACCGATACCGAACCCAAGGAATAGTTAGGTTTTTAACTAACCAGCACACGTCTGCCTATCTGCCCTGGAGGCCCGTCCGGGGCATTATTTTATCACCCAACAACATTTGGCCTTCCACGTAAGACGAACCTGTGCCTATCCTTGGGGCAAACGTCTTACGGAGGTACCAATGGACGAGTTGACAACGGTTCACCATGCCCTGGCGATGGCAGCCACGGAACCCACGCAGAAGGAAGAAAGAGCTGCCATGGGCACGTTCACCTTCCGCGTGAATGATGATGAGCGCTTTGAGGCCGACCGGCTCTGCAAGGTGCACGGCACCACGCTGCCCGAATACCTAAGGCAGTGCATCCGCCTCCTCCCCAAGGACTATAAACCGCAGCCATGAAGAAGAACCCCACGCCGTTCCCCAAGGACCCGGCGACTGGGCACATTGACAAAGAAGCGGTTGAAGCACTCTTCATGTCCAGCGCGTTCCTTGATTGGACGAGGTTTGCCGAGGATCAGGGTTGGGACCCGTTACGCAGCCGCGTCGATTTCCCAGTGGCCACATGGCAGAAGAACAAACGCGACAAGCTGGCATCCGCACAGATGGAGATCCTATCCGGCCTGATATTCGAGCGCCGGTTCAAGTGGACCCATTCGGTCATCAAAACCCTGGACGATTACCCAGAGTTCATTGACCAAGCCAAGGCTCTCGCGCAGGCCAAAATGTTCGAGCTGTCAGAAATGTTCAAAGACTGGCAGACGTGGAAGAAGGACCCGAATCAAACCATGTACAAGGGCATGCGGCGCAAGCACCCTTGGGAGCACGTCAGCCCCATGGACATCAGCATGATGGCGAAGGCCGTGAAGGAACTCACCGAGGCCAAGCTCAAAGCCCTCATGCTCGACAAGTGGGCCATCTCTAAATTGGACATCCCCTCTGAAGACATGAAGGAGCCCGGTGGTGAGACCGAAGCCGAACGCGGCCCCATGCTCACCGTGGAAGGCAAGGGCGAGCTCACCATGGAACAACTCCAAGGCTGGTTCGACAAATGGCACGACAAGCCACAGGATGTGCCGGCCATAGAAGAACCGGAAACACCACCAAAAGAGGTCACATGACACCCGATCGGGTACCAAAGTGCACAAAAAGTGCAGTTTCATACCTTATCGGGTACGCAAAGCCGGTAGATAGAACTACCGAAATTGATAGATCAATCTACCGAAAGCATAAGCATGCGTAATCATGCATCATTTCGGTTGGCGAAAAGTGCAACTCTAGTAACCACGAGTAGGAACTGATGGGCGCCGCCGCCGACATGAAGGACTACCAGGCCGCAGCCATCTTCAGCCCATTTGAGCATATGGCATTCTTCGGGGGCGTTGCGGTTGGGAAGACATTCACCGGCGCCAATTTCGTCCTCCAGTGCATGGAGTCCCAGCCCGAGCTCACCGGGTTGATCGGCTCCAACAATCACGATCAGCTCTCCCAAGCTGCCATGCGGGAACTGATCTATTGGCTCGACGAGTACAAGTACGATTATGAGATCGACTGCCGCCCGGCCGGAGAAGCCAAGAAGTTCAAAACCTACCAGAACGTGCTCAGCATAAGGACCAAGAAGCGGCCCAAGCTGTGGACCCATGCCTTCACACGCATCATGAGCGCGCCCAACCCTTTGCGCGGTATTGAGTTCGCCTGGTACTGGCTGGATGAAACCAGGGACACGCCCGAAAACACCCATGACGTGGTCCTCTCGCGGATGCGGGAATCGAAAACCTTCCGCCGCGGCTTGATCACCAGCACCACCAATGGGGAAGACTGGGCCTACAAACGCTTCGTCCAAAACCTGCGCAAGGGGCAGCACCTCTACGGGGCCATGCATGTGCCCACCCAGATCGCAGTCGACAAAGGCATCCTCTCCCAGCAGTACTACAACCTGCTCCGCTCCAGCTACACGGAGCTCATGGCCATGCAGGAGCTTGATGCGCTTCACGTCAATGTGCGTGGCGGACGTGCATATTATTCATTTGGGCCATGGAACGAGAACATGATTGCCCCCTGGGGTTCGTCCACTCCAGATCCAGCGCGGCCCCTGATCATTGGCTGCGACTTCAACTACACACCCAGCCCATGCGTTTGGATGGTGGGTCAGATTGGACCGGCACTTTACGGGCCCAATGGGCACTTCTGGGGGCGCCACATCCACTGGTTCAGTGAGATCAGCGGGGTCGAAAAGAGCACCCCCGAAATGACCGCCATGCTGATCAACCGATACCCCAACTTCTTCTACCGGATCTACGGGGACTCATCTGGCAATCGGGGCACCACTTCAAATGCCGGCCGACATGACTATGCCCAAATCGCAGAGGTGATGTATTCAGCCAGGGCGGGGTTCACCATTGATGCCGACCAGAGCAACCCACAGATCAAGGACCGCGTTGAGAACATGAACCGGCTGGGGCGCAATGCCATGGGCGAAACATACCAAACCTACAATCCACATACTTGTCCACTTTTCCACAGCGATATGAAGATGGTCGGATGGAAGCCAACAGTGCTGATGGGCCGGGCAAAGCTGGACAACGGGGGCAACCTACAGCTCACCCACGCATCGGATGGGGCTGGTTACGCGGTGTTCAAAATCTTCCCACCCAATTACCGCACATTTGTTGGCTCTTCTTTGGCTAGTCCCAATTTACAAGAGATCCGCGGCGCCTTATGATGGTGGTTGCATGGTTCCTTACGTTGCGGTGTTTGTTATGAGCCCCCGGAAAGTGGACTCTCCGAGGGGCTCTGTTTTTTCCTTGCCTTCGTCTTACGCTGAATGCTCTGTTTGATTTAACGGAGGTTCACATGCCCACCAGTCTCAATGAAATGATAGCCAAATGCATAGCCCAAGCACGCACCGAGCAGAATGGGCGCGAGAACAGCCTCGTCATCACCAAGCTCCAAGAGGCCATGATGTGGCAGTCAGAAGCCGAGCGCGTGATGCTTGAAGTGGCCCGCCGCTCAGGTGTTGGCATGACCCAAAGAGAAGGCGCCACGCACAGCCTGCCGCCCGGCGTTTAGTTCCTCATGGAACTTGGGGGCAAAACCTTGGACGTAAGCATCACCGGGCTCATCGTGAAGATGACCGAGTTGATCGTCCGGGGCATGGACCGAGTTAAGGACAAAGGCGACTTTGAAGACGCCCAAGCCCAGGTTGAATTCTTCTTGCACGCAAACATTCACAAGCTGCTGGATTGGGCGAAGAAGTTCCCAGGCCAGCGGCCTCCGGTTTATTACCTAGATGGGAAGGTCGTATGGCTAACAAGAAGTCAAAGAAGGAAGATGGCGTCAAGGCGGGCCAGGGCAGCACGCGCACGCGCCTGATCAAGCCGATGGACAACACGAATGTGGTGACCAAGTTCCAGCCCTATAGCAAAGCGCAACAGGTTGGTAAGAAGCCGACAGCCGCGCCCAAGGGTGGACGAAGATAAAATGAAGAACGGCGGGGCTATGCGTTTGGCGACTCTATTTGCCGTGATGGCCAATGCGGCAGACCTCAAGATGGGGCCAATGCAGACCAAAATAAAGCCAAAGGACGGACCAGAGTTTACTCCTGAAGAGCTGGCCCACATTAGGTCATTGCCTCGCAAAGAAAAGAAGGCCGCTGTGAAGGCCCTTAAATTGAAATACAGGGGAAAGTAAATGGCCTTTCTCCACTGGGAAACAAAGGTCCACGATTGCAGGGCCATTGAGACCACGCTGTTCGAGGACACGCGCGGGAACTTCGTTGAGACATGGAGTCAGCGTGATTTTTGGCTCTCTGGTTTGCCCACCGAATGGGCTCAGGACAACATCATCAACAGCAAAAAGAACGTCCTACGCGGGCTTCACCTTCAGACCAACAACCCTCAGGGAAGACTGGTCCGCTGTATTGCCGGCGCTGTATGGAATGTCTGTCTGGACCTGAGAAGGGACAGCCCCACGTTCTTCAAATGGCACGGCGAGTTGCTCAGTGGAGCGAGGGCAATGTACTGCCCGCCTGGCACAGCCCATGGGTTTCTTGCCATGGAGCCTGATTCGGTTGTTTACTGTAAATGCACAACGCTTTGGGACAAAGAATCTGATTGCGGTGTGCAAGCACTTGATCCTGATGTTGGAATCACTTGGCCCAGCGTGAGCAACGCATTTATGTCCACCAGGGACATGACCTTGCCACCGGCCCTTGAATGGTTGGAGAGCAATCGTGGACGTTGATAAGCCAAAGCCAGCAGGTTTCCTTCCGCACAGCTTCAACCCTGGGGAGAAGACCGAATTGAAGTCCGGCGGCACCGGCGGCGGCTCCACACCAAAGCCTTCGGAATCACCGGCCTCATACAAGGACGACTACAGTGAAGACCAGCGCGACATGGACGAAATGCTCTATGCCCGCCATGCGGAGATCAAGAGCCTGGATGATCTCGCCACCCAGCGCGGCACTAATATTCCTGCTCTTTACAACCAGGTGTACCGGTTCATTCAGAACCCCTCTACCGTCAGCGTTGAGACCTTCAAGCGCATGGTGGACACGGATGAAACCGTGGGCTCTGGCGTCGATTTCCTCACAACCTGCTTGGCTGCGCGCCTTGGGCTATACACACATCCTTCGGAAGAGGTGGCCAAGTTCGTCAACAAGGCCCTCAATGAGATTCAGGGCGGATGGACGAACGCGGTCAAGGAGATGCTCAGTGCCTCGTGGGCGGGCTTCTCGGTAGGTGAAAAGGTGTGGGCCAACACCAATGATGGCTTCGTGCCCAAAAAGATCGTGCAGCTTCCTCCGGGCACGCTCTTGTTTGAAACGGACCGTACTGGTGAGCTTACCATAGACGGCATCCTCCAGTACCAGCGCAACTACAACCCGGCCCTTTTCGGCAGCGGCACCAATTACCTGTTCGGATTCTCGACGGCCACCACATCGGGCTCGCCCAATTGGAGACCTGATCTGTATGCCAAGATGGGTGATTACCCCTTCCCGCTCCGCACCCCGAACATGTTCAGCTACATGTCCGTACGTATTCCTGTACGTAAATGCATCCACTACTCATTCGATTGCTCGGGCAAGTTCGGCAACCCATATGGCCGTTCACTGTTACGCCGCGCCTACAAGCACTGGGTCTTGAAGGACACTGTGCTCCAGATGATGGCTGTGGCATTGGACCGCAAGGGCACCCCGCTTCAGGTTTGGTACGTGGACCCGGCAGCCACCTTCATCGACTCCGACAAATACGTGGCCGGCAAAGACCTCCAGAACATGAACATCGGCATCCGCGCGCAGGACGCTGTGAAGAAGGCCCTAAGCCGCGTACACAACGACTCCGTGATCATCATGCCCGGGAAGAAAGGACAATTCGTTGAACATGACTTTATCAATCAACAATCGAACGCTCAGGATTTCATTGCCGCCCTCAATTATCTCGATACTCGCATTATGCGCGCTCTTCTACTTCCTCCGCTCGTGTTCAGTTCTGGAGACGGCGCCGGCAGTTACGCCTTGGGACAGGAGCATGCCAAGACCTTCGACAAAATACTCGATGGGTTCCTCGCCGGTCTCAAACAAACGCTCATGCCATTCATTAAAGAAATCATTGCCTACAACTTCCCCCGCGAAGCCTGGGAAGAGCATGGGTTAGGCGAGTTCGCAGACCGCGAGATGTCAGTCGATGAGCGCGAGAAGGAAATGACTTGCGTGCAGACAGCCGTCACCATGGGTGCCATTGACATCAACGACCTGGACGACTTGAATAAGGTGCGCGACATAGCTGGTTTCAAGGCAAGAACAGAGCCTATTCCGCAGCCCGACCTGTTGGGCATTGATGGAGAAACGGGAGACGAAGAAGATGGTGGCGATGGACCTACACCCAAGCAACCGGGTACACCAAACGGCGGTGGTGGAGCACGGCGCCCGCCTGGGGCAAAATAATTTCATAGGGCCATTCACCTACGTCGGCCCCAATGTTAAGATAGGCGACAACAATTACATTCAAGGGCATGCCAGCATTGGCACCCCAGCCGAGCACGCCGCTCACTTCTTCCATGATGGGCCAGTTGAAATAGGCAGCCACAATGTGATCCGCGAGTTTGTTACGATCAACGCACCCACGGTTGCTGAGAGCGTTACTAGGATGGGAAACAACTGCATCATGCTCCGAGGGAGCCATCTCAGTCATGACAGCCTTCTGGAAGACCACGTCACGGTCAGTTGCTCTGTGCTCATTGGCGGGCACACTCACATTATGCGGTACGCGAACCTTGGCCTTGGCGCCATCATCCACCAGCACCAGCTCATTGGGACAGCTTGTATGCTCGGCATGGGAGCTGTTGTTACGAGAACCGTTGATGTCGTGCCTGGTGGCATTTGGGTTGGCAACCCTGCTAAGTTCATTAAGCAAAACTCAGTGGGCATCTATCGCTCGGGCCTGGGCACTGAACAAATGGCGTTCGAGATAGAGCGCTTCCGCACGCTGAGGCGACGGTGAATAGTATGTTTTTCATACTATTAATGGTATTGGCCGGATGCTCAACGCAACCCCCCGAGCCGACCCCACTTGAGAGGGAAATCGCAAAGACCCATGGCCAGATCGTGGACGAGATCCACAACTTCGATAAGTCATTGAGACAACTGTGCAGGCACCCTGAAATGAAGAAGGACCACGCCTGTATCCAATTGCTGAAGGAGTAAAGAATGGCGCTGGTATTGAACCGCAAAGTTGGCCAGGCAATCATAATCGAGATTGCCGGCGAGCAGCTGGTGATCGAGGTCAACGAAATTAACGAGCGCCACCAGCAGGTCAAGCTGCTATTCACGGGCTCGAAGAACTTCTCAATCGACCGGGACGAGATCCATTTCCAGAAGCACCGCGACCGCGGCACCAGACACAGTGAACAGGCTCGATGAATTCCTGTCCCTGCCTGGGGATGGGGTGTTTTACCCTGGCCATGCATCTGCGATTGTACGCTTAGGCGGACGCTTATTCGCCTTTGACCCCGTGTGGGACCATGAACCATATGGGGAATATTGGACCTTCTTCCCCAAGCAAGTGAACTGCGATGCCATTTTAGACCGCCTTGAGGGCGTGTTCATCAGCCACATTCATGAGGACCACGTGTGCGAGAGCATTCTCTCTAGGGTGCAATGCCAGGTGCACATCCTTGGCGACCGGCCCCCGCTGTACAACAGGCTCCGCAAGTTCTGTAAGGTGCAGCAGTACAGCGCCCACAGGTGGCATAATAATATACCAGGCGTTGAATTCATGTTCCTGCCGCACGCCTTCAACACGATTGACAGCTCCACCTTCATCCGTTCAGATGCATTCTGTGTCTACCACGGCAATGACAACTTCCTTGATGCCAAAGTCCTCAATAGAGCACGTACTCAACTGGGTAAACTTGATGTGGCTTTCATCCCCTATGCTTTTATCCATTGGTACCCTCATCTGCTGCACTCTCTGACAGAGCAGGAGCGGGGAGAAGAAGCTATGCGCCTCAAGCAGCAGAGCCTTCAACAGGCCCGCGATATGATCTCAGTGTTCCGACCCAAGCTGTCCATCCCGGCCGGATCTTCATTGTTCTATGCGGACAGCGCCGAGAGCCCGCTGAATTACTCAGTGGCCGATCCTTGGGACCTGGGCCATGGCTCTGTGCCCATGTTCGCAGGGGACTACCACATCAAGGGCGACGAGGTGGCCAGCCATGCGTTCACCAGCCAGCCGCCCTTTGCCGGGCCAATTGATTACCAGAATGCCCTGTATAGATTCCTGGAGCGTAAGAAGCAGCCGCCCCTTCAAAACAAAACGCGCATTGCGGAGCACTTCCTGGGGTACATCAAGCAGAAGATCCGCAGCGCCCGCTCCATCAACGAGGACCACCTGGTGATCGTGAACAACGTGGCCATCGACCTCAACAGTTTACAAGTGTATACAACTGTAGACCCGAAGCCGCCCTACACCAAATTCGCCTTCGCTGCCAAGGAGTTCATGAAGTGGATTCACGGGCAGATCACGCTCGAACAGGCCATCGGAACCCGCAGATTTATTTGCCACCGCGAGCCCAATGTTTATAACCTCAAGGTGTTCGAGTTCATCAATACCTACCTGTGAGGTAACATGACCACTTTCGAAATCTTCGCTCAGAACATCCGCATCCAAGGCCCGCCTGATGAGTGCTGGGGCTGGGTTGGCAACACGGACCAAGACAGCATGCCCTACTTCACTGGGCTGGATGGCAAGAAGGTGCGCGCGGCCCGATTCAGTTATGAACACCACCGCGGCCCAATACTGGGCGGCCTCCACGTCAAACAAGCCTGCCATTCAAGGACATGCTGCAACCCGAAACATTTAATCCTGAAGCCAAGGGGCAAATAATGATCTCCATCCTGATGCTGTCATGGCACCGATATGACATGTTGAAGGCCACGCTGCCCAACAATCTGCGCGAATGCCGAGAGCCGTATGAACTGTTGGTGTGTGATCAGGGCTCGGAGGCGCCTGTTGTGAGCTTCCTGGAGGCCCAGAAGCCAGCCTACTTCCGCAAGAACAAAATCAACGAAGGCATCGGCAAGTCCTTCAACCAACTGTTCCTGCGCGCGGAGGGCGATTACATAGCTTTGATGTCGAACGATATAATGTGGCCAGCGAATTGGGGGACCATTTACCGGCAATGGTTGGACAAGGTCCCCAAGCCTGGCATCTGCGGTGCCGAATGGGCTGCATGGATGACGCCCCCTTTAACCGAGAAGTTTGGTTTCAAAGCCAATTGGTGCAACGAGAAGTTGAACCGCGTTTATGGACCCTTGATGTTCAAACGCGAGGTGGTCGATGCCGTGGGTCTGTTCCCGGAGAGCTTTGACCGATATGGCGAGGACTATGATTTTAACGAGCGCGTCAATCGCGCCGGGTTCAGTTCCTTCTACATCCCTGGACTCAAGGCCAACCATATGGGCGATGACAGCTATGCCCCTGACATCAGGAAGATGAAGGACGCCTGTAACGCATCAAACTTTGGCCTTTTCGAGCAAAGGGTTAAGTCCTGGGATGCCGGCGGATCATTCAAGGAACCGCTTCCGCCGTTGCGCGACCCGCTGTAGCGTGTGAGGATTGGCTTAACTGTACAAATTGCACACTTTGGAGGCCCCATGAAGACGTTTTTACTGCCAATACTGTTCATTTTGACCAGTTTTGCGCACGGAGACATGATCAAGACCAGCTCGGGAAGGTTGATCCAAGACAACACCCAGTTCTTGCCAGCGGTTGGTCTCACCAGCGGTGGGTACTACGCCCCCTTGAGGGTGGATGTCACAGGCCGGTTGCCGATAGTTGGCTCTGATACCGCTCTCTCGCTCGTATCTACGCAAACCAAAGTGAAGTCCACGGCCTCAGTAATGGTGGACACAGGAGATGGAATAGGGGTGCGATCTGCACCCCTAGTAGGTTTGACTTCCGGTGGCGCCTTCGTCCCGATTCTCACTGATGGCACGGGTCGAATCATTGTGACCGGCGGGGGCGGAACCGGAACTGTGACCAGCGTGTCCTCAGGGACCGGCCTCAGTGGCGGACCAATCACTGGTGCTGGAACTTTAAGCCTGGCCAATACGGCGGTCACGGCGGGCTCATATACCAAGGCCAACATCACAGTCGATGCCCAGGGTCGCTTAACATCGGCAGCCAATGGTTCCGCAGTGACCAGCGTGACGGCTGGAACCGGATTGACCGGTGGGCCGATTACGGCCACAGGCACTTTAAATTTGGCTAATACCGCAGTCACACCTGGTTCGTATACGAGTGCGAACATCACAGTGGATCAGCAGGGGCGCATAACCTTAGCTGCGAATGGATCTGGTGGTGGTTCAAGCCAATGGACAACCGCAGGAAGTACGGGAGCATATATCGATCCAGTTGGGCCGGATGTCGTTGGTATTGGCAATAGTGGAAATGCTCAATTTGTGAATGAAGTCCTACAAGTTCAGTCTGGTTCTAACGCAATCAATACTCTTTTCTTGGGGCCTGGTGCTGGCAATGGTGCCCTGCAATTTATCACTCTCTCATCCGACATTTTTGCGTTACAGGCTGTTAACGGAGCAATTAATGATGTGGCTCCACTGAAGTTAAACTTTCAGGGTGGCCAAGTTTACATAGGCGCTCTCATAAATGACGTAACCCTGCCCGGCTACACGAGCTGTACGGCACTCACAACCAACGCAAGCGACGTGGTTGGTTGTACTGCATCAGATGAGCGGCTCAAGAAAAACATCGTGCCCTTCGAGCGCGGATTGGAAGCCCTCAAGGACATCAAACCAATCAGCTACCAGTTTAAGGACCCGAAGGATTTGGGCATCGAGCACTCGGGATTTTCCGCGCAAAATGTAGAGAAATCCATCTCCGAAGCAGTTCGCATTGGCTCAGATGGCATGCGCCAGCTCGACTATTGGGCCATCATCGCTGTGCAAACCAACGCGATAAACGAGTTGCGCGCGCGGCTTGAGGCCCTTGAAACCAAGGCGCCGGCAGCCAAGAAGACCATCGCGCAGAAGGCCATATGGCAAGCCCCGGTTAAACCAAAGCCAGTGCTGAAGTTCAAAAAAAAATAAGGCAAATGCAAACCCTGGTCATGAACCCCCCAAGCCACAACGACCGACTGATCTGCACCCGCTGTGGCTCGCATGACCCCAGGCACTTCTACCTGGACGATGACGACAATATTGTTTGCTGCGATGACTGCCCGGATTCACACATTTGGACCTTCAATTACGGCCATTGCGTTTTGTGCAAGATAACCGGGTTCCAAGCCCACGATAAGCCATTCTGCAAGGCGAGGCAGCATTGAACCACATCATCTTCGTGTTGCTGGTGGTGTTTATGGTTAGCCGGTGCGATGGATCGCAAACGGAATATCAGTGCACCGTCGCCAAAGACGACACCAGTTGCAAAGCTGAAGGCCGAACGCGCCAATGTGTGCACAACTTTGAAAAGCAATGCACCTGGAAAGAGCGCATGTGAAGCGCCCCAATCCACCGAAATGGAAGATTGGATGGAAGAAACAGCCCGGCAAAGACTATTCCCTCACCAAGGTTGAAGGTCCCCTCCTTGAGCCAAAGCAGGAGGTCGTGTGCGTGGAAGAGATCCATTATGAGCGTTTGTTCCGGCTCCAACGCCTGTTCGATGCCGGGATAAACTGCAAGGTTTGGTGCCACCAGGGCGAGGGATGGCATGGCTTTGTGGGCGGTTGCGCTTACCGCGGCTGGGCCGAAGAGGTCGAGGGCAAGGACCTGGCCGAAGTGGCCGATAAGATATGGGCGGCGGCCCGCAAGTTGTACCCCAAGGCCGATTGCTTTAAGGTGAAGCCATGAAGCGCGTTGTTTCTGAGGTTATCAGAATGCTCATATGCGTCTCGTTGACCTACATTTCAATGTGGCTGTTCGACATGCCGAAATGGACCCTGCCGATTATGCTGACCCTGTTTGTGATTGATTTTAAAGAGGTGGATAAGTGAGAGCACATAGTAGAATCATTCATTGCGTAGCCACTGAAAAATACCGAATTCAATTTTGGCGTTGGTTTTGGCCATTCTGGTTAACTGAATGGACGCATGGAGAAAGCAGCTTTCCGCTTGAGTTCAATTCTGAAATTGAAGCCAGCGCATGGCTTTATGAGCGTGATTTAGTTAAAGGCCAATGGCGAGTCATTGAGGGTAAACAATGAGTGAATACAAGAAGGCCCGCGACTTAGCCAACTTCAATGGCCCACAAATATGCACTGTGGGCGTGGTCAGTCATGACGGCTACATGCTCACCGGACAGCGCCGGGACAATAAACTTTGGACATCACCTGGGGGCCATAGGGATGCCAACGAAACCATCCTCGAAGCCGCGCGCCGTGAGGTCATGGAAGAATCTGGCATTGAAGTCACCAACGACCAATTGGAATTGATCAAAGCGGAGCGCGTGAAGAGCCATCGCACAGGCAAGGACTTCGTCGTGTTCGCATTCCTGGCCAAGGTTGAGCGTTCCCGCGCCACAGCCAAGAACGACCCCGACAAGGAAATCAGCGAGTGGCGTTGGGTGCCGATTGACAAAAACACCCCCGAGTTGAAGCCTGAAGCCAGGCACGCCAAGCAAGACTTCGTTCTCATGCACCTGGGTGTGTGGCCAAAGGAGGCCAAAATGCGTAAGATGGCAAGGTTCGGCGAAGATCCAAAGGACAAGGGCCGCACGATGAAGCAGGTCAGCGATGATTTGCAGAAGGCGAACCTCGATGAAAAGCCGAAGCCCGCGCCCAAAGATCCAGAGCAAAGCCCCACGTTCCCCGAGCCCAAGGCGAAGACCCCCCAGGAAATGCAGCAAGACCCGGAGGAGATCCTCGAAGATGAAGATCCAAATAAGTCACAAACTGAGCCTAAAACTGGGTCCAAAGATGGCCCTCAGCCTGACGATGTTCGAAAAGATAAGCCAGCCGCTAATGAAGGCTTGGGCCAAGACAAATCCTGACCTCATAGGTTTTGAACCTATATACTGGAACGCATCAAAGTGCAGTTGGTTCTGGTCGCCCATTGACGACGCCCACTTGTCGGCCTACCGAATATTGGTGACCTCCACGGTGCAGGCCAAGAAGGCGGGACTCCTGTAGATGCCAGTTAACCAAAAGAATCTAGCCCGAGCCGTCCGCTTGATTGGAAGGGAGCATGCCCGCGTGGTGATCCGATTAGCCACCCGTCAGGACAAGCTGGAGAACAAGTGGCAAGCCGAGGTGATGGAATTACACAAAGGGGTGCTCCATGCTCTAGGCGAATCCATAACGAGCAAAGGCACTATTGATATCCCGCGCAAGCCCTTCATAGAGTTCTTCCTGCGCCACTACATTGAGACCGCCGGACTGGCGATGGACTCATACCATGACGAGATGGAGGTGGTTCTTCCAGAAGAAAAACGCCTCGCTCGATTGCCATTGAGCTTCAAACAAATCCGCCAAATTTACGACCGATACCGCACCACTGGAAAGGTGCCCAAGGCCCTCAAGAAACAGGCCGACAAACTCCGCGATCTTTACCTGAACAAGGTGCAATCGGTTTGGAAGAAGTACAGCGAGGACTTCAGGGCCGGTGACGAGTTCAACCAACACAACGTCTTACGCAAGATTAAGGACGCCGCCGACGTGGTCCAGAGCCGCGCACAAACCATTGTGCGGACCTCAACCACCAATTTCTATAACGACACGCGCCGCGAGATTTACGACCAGTCGGACGCCGTCACGCATTACTTATTTCTTGCCATCCGCGACCAGGGGACCACAGTATGGTGTACAGATAAGGTTGTGCGCGGGAAGCGGGGGCGTCATGGTCTGGTCTACGATAAGAGCGACCCGATCACGCAGAAGGAAACGCCCGCATGTCACTGGAACTGTCGATCTGAAATGGTTCCACTATCGCCGTACAACCCCAGGCATTTGAGGCTGATTCAAGATGAGAGCCTTTGGCGCCGAAACAATGTATGTCACCCACTGCCTCCGGGCTGGGCTGCTTAAAGGAAGATCATGGCCAGGCACGTCCGATTATTGAGCGGTTCCCTTGATGAAAAAACCGAGCAGCTCGCCGAAGATGGCTCCTATATCGACAAGAAGTGCATGATCGTTTACACCGGCAAGTTCGAATCAATGGACGGCCCGGTCGAAGTCAAAGACGAAGATGTTGAGGCCCTGGCTGCCAACCACAATGGGATGCTGGCCAAGTTGAGCCGCCTTGCCGGCGGTGAAGTTCAGGTGAAGCACAACCCGCCGATTCAGTTGGATCACAGCACCAGCGCCAAGGACACAGTCGGGCGCCTACGCGGAAACCTTTCAGTTGGCGTTCATGAAACCGAAGAAGGCCCGGTGAAGGCCCTTTATGGCAACATGCGAATTCTTGGCGCCGAGAACGTCGAGAAGATTAAGGACGGTCGTTGGACCCACCTGAGCATGGGTGCCGATCTTGAGAACCACAAATTGAGCGAGCTGACCATCACACCATTTCCGGCCGCTGCTGATGCGAGCATGTTAGGAGCACGCATGGGTGCAGTTTCACCAGAACAAGAATATGAGAATCAGGATATTTACAAAGCCTATAAGGGCTTCGAAATAGGACTGATCGTGGACGAAGGCCAAATGTATTGGAACGTCTATAAACATGAACACTATTTATTCGGTGGAAAATGTAGCGGTGAGGGCGACGGCAAAGCCAAGGCCATGAAACAAATCGACACGAGGCCAAACACATTAGGCCGCCTGTCCATCTACAAGAATTGGAGCCGTGAGGCCAAAGCCGCCGGTGCCTCTGAGATAAACAATTTCGTTGGTCTCGGGGCCGCGCGCTTCAAGAATAAATCCGATGCCGAAGAGTTCCTCAAGATGTGCAAGAAGAACCCCAATGTGCGCTCCTGCACAATATATAACGAGTTCGAATACCACACTGTGGCTGCCACCTGGGATGGAACCGACCTTTCTAAGTTCACAAAATTCGCCGATCTGGACCAAAATCTTAAACGTCTTACAGAAGGAGACGAAACCGTGGGTTACAAAGAGACCAAGGAAAAAATGGCGCAGTACGAAAAGTGCAAGAAGCACCTCATGGACAAAGAGCAACTGTCCGAAGAGGCTGCTGAAGAGCGCATGGCCAACCACACGGACGACGACGTGAAGAAAATGGCTGCCGAGCAGGACGAAAAGGACCAAAAACTGGCAGCCGAAGAAGTTGCCAAGAAGGACGCCGAGATGAAGCGCATGGCTTCACAGAAGGACGAAAAGGCCAAGCTGATTGCCCTGAGCAAGAGTGCGCGCGCCGCAAACGAAAAGGTTCGCATGGCTGCCCGTAAGACAGGCATCAAGGTCCGCCTAAGCGGCTTGGCTGCCCGAATGAAGTGCACCCCCGCCGAAATCAAGGCTCTCAATATTGATGAATTGGCCGGCAAGGGTGATGAGGCAATTGATGCCGTGATTGCGTCTTACGAAAAGCGTGAGCCAGTGATCGACGTTGGCCTCCACGGTTCCACCAAGGCCATGAACCTTGGCCAGTTGAACACCCGCCTTCAGGCCATCAATATGGAGAAGCTCGAAACCGAAACCCGTATGAACATGCCCATGAAGCGCGAAGGCGCCCTCAAGCAGATGGAAGCATTGAAGAAAGAGGAAACCACAATCGTGGCCCAATTGGCCGACCTCGGCCCTGCCGCTGACGATGTGAAGTCCTTTGATGAAACCTTCGCCCAGGTGACCAAGTTGATGGCCGACAAGAAACCCGCCGAAGCCAAAGAGGCTCTGCGTAAGTTTTGGTTGACCCAAACAGCCGGTGGCGGTTCGATAGTGGACCAGACCGCCGAAATGTCGGCGCTTGCAGAGGACATGAAAAAGATGCAAGCTGACTTTGAAGAGATCGTCAAACTGGCAGCACCGGCCTTCGGTGCCACCGCAGAGGAACTGAAATAACAAGGGGTAAGAGATGAATCTCGACGCAAAAGTAAACAACGAAATTTTTCGCAAGGACCACCCGATCATCATCGCTATGAATCGGCACCTGGCGACCATCATTCCTGTGCGTTTGGCCTACGATTCAGACGGCTATCTGGCCGGTTTGGTTTTGGGCAAAGTGACCTCAACCGGAGAGCACCAGGCTTATGATGACGGCAACAGCCCGGCAGGGGTCGGAGTTGCTTTGGGCGTTCTCATGGAGGACGTACCGGTTGAGTCATTTCCGAGCGCAACTGGCTCGGCCTTGGCTCGCATGGTTGTTGGGGGCGAATTGTTCAAAGCCAAGCTCACGGGCTTGGATGCCAATGCCATCACTGATTTGGGTGCACGAACCATCACCGGCGCTGACGGCGTCGATGTTCTGAAGTTCTAACGGGGGGACTTTTAATGAGTAATGAATTTGTAACCGACGAACAAACGGCGGTCATTCAGAAGTTGATCATGGAGATCGTGAATGACCCGAGCACCTACATGGGCTCACGACTCCTCCCATCAGTTTCATTGCCTATGCGCAAGATCCGCAACGAAGTGATCGAAGCGTCAGGCGGCCTGACCAATGAACATGTGCCCGGGACCAGCCCGAAGTACATCCAGTCATTCGGCAGCAGGGTGCAAGAGTTCGTGGCTCCTGAATATAAAGAAGCGATCCATTACAACGAAGCCGACATTTTGTATCTCCGCGAGTTGGGCAACAACGACCCCAGCAAGCGTGGAATCAAGCAGCGCATCGACTTGGACTCGGACCGGCTGAACCGCCGTCTTGAGGCCCGCATCGAAAAGCTGCGTTGGGATGCCATCTTCGGAGGTGCATTCACTTGGATGGGCGCTACGTTCTCGTACGGAATCCCGAACGCCAACCGCGTGCTCCCCTTGGGTGCCGCATGGTCTACGGACAACGTTGAGGCCAGCAACAGCGCTGACCCGCTCATTGACCTTCGTTATTGGACGAACGGTGGCTTATCGCACTTCCGCAAGTACAAAGTGACCAAGATCAATATGAACGGCAACACCGCTCGTTGGATCTTGGACAACTCGAATACTCGCGCCTTTGTTGAGAGCTTGGGTGCCAACCCGGCCTTCGCGGATGGATTCTCCTTGGAGAAGGTGTTGAAGTTCGCCATTCCCGGTTGCCCGCCCGTTGAGATTTACAACGGCTGGTATCAGGCTGAGACAATTGTCGGCAGCAAAGTGACCGTGGGAGATGCTCTGTATTTCATCCCTGATGGCTATATCCACTTTGAAACCACCTTACCGGGTGGCGACAAGATTGGTGAGTTCGTTCAGGGCGCGCACTTGGCCTCTGGTTCTATTGAAGCCCCCGGCTCTGGCAAGTTCTTCGTGATTGACGACAACTTGGCCCCCGGCACAAAGGGTGGCCCCGGCAACCCGTACATGGACCTGATTGCAGGCGTTTACGGCGGCGTGAACTTGCAGCGCAGTTTTGATGTGTTGACGGCCTTCGTCGGCACTTGATAAGCGGCCCACAATAGAATTGATATGAAGTTGGGGGCTATGATGCCCCCTTCTTATTGGAGGTTACAACATGGCTAAAGAGCCCAAGGAAACAGCCGCTGCTGAAGAGGCCGCCGCTCCCAAGAACATCAAGATCCTTCTGCGGAGGGACGCCCGCGTGAATGGTAAGATTTGCAAAGCTGGCACAACACACATGGTCGATGCCGAACAGGCCGAGATGCTCTGCAAAGAGATGCCCGGCTACTACCCGTTCTACGGCCACATGCCTGAAGTGGGCCCACTGTTGGGTGGCTTGCCCAATCCTTTGGCCGTGAACAAGTTCTCGCGCGCCACACGGGTCGCCTAAGGGGGGCTGATGAATCCTGCCTACATCACATTCGAGGACGTCAAAGAGAGATTGGCCGGGAAGGTTAAGTTCTCCGATGACGACAGCGACAACAACCTGATGCCCCGTAGTTTGGCAATTGAGCTGATCAACGAGGCCGAGGGTAATGTGGAGCAGGATTTGAGCCCCAGGTTCCAAGCACCATTTGTCCACAGCGAGACCGGCAAGTTTAAGGACCTGCCGGATCGCCCAACCAAGAACATCATCCGCCGCCTGTGCACCATACGTGCGTGCATTCTTATACTTGAGGACGACTTCGGTTCAGGCTCCAACGTGGACGCCAGTAAGTACGTTCAGTCTCTTGAGAAGCGGTACGACAGCATCATCAACGACAAGATTTTGGCCAAGCGCGAGGGCGGTGGATCCGGTATTCAATGGGCTTTCCCCCCGCTGCCTTTCCTGATGAAGAATTACTTCAACCGCTATGCGGATGATGGGTATATAGGTATGGTCCACGTCACCAGCAGTGGCGATGGCGATTACCCGGCCCAACAAATCAACGACCCCTCTGAGACCTTCTGGAATGGCGTGGTGGATGATCCTGCCGACAAGAGCACAATTGATTCATGAACATAAAGTTAGAGCTCAAGTTCCCCAAGCTCGATGAGACCTTTAAGGTCCACCAAAATGAAATAATGCTGGTCCTTGCTGCTGCCATGCAGACCAACCGGGCCATGATGTTCGATAAGGAAGGCGCGGACAACGGCAAGCCCAAGTGGGCGCCATTGAAGTTCCGCCGCGGCAGAATTCTTCAGGACACCGGCACCTTGCGTAAGTCCTTTGCCCCACCCAACGATGGCAATAAGCCAGGTCACGGCCCCGGCAGCGTGGTGCGGATCACCGGGGAGAACGCCACCATTGGCACCAGCTTGGGGTATGCGCGGCTCATGAACGATGGCACAACGAAGATGCCCGGCGGGGTTTTGCGGCCCGTGAATGCCCAGGCGCTCAAGATACCAATCAACCCAGGTGAGTTGGCCAAGATGCAGGGGACCAAATCTCGGGCGGTCAAACACGACATGGGCGCGGTGCGTATAGACAACAAAAACTTCATATTCAGGAAATGGGTAAAGATTCCTGCCCGGCCCATGGATGAAATTACTGCCCAAGACGAGCAGGAATGGTGCGATACTGTGGCCAATTATATTGGCGAGCTGTTGAGCCGAGGGGACAGAGTTGGCTGAAGTCGAAGAGCGTTTTGACAACCTCAAGTACGAGAAGGAAGACACCGGCGGCCCCAATGATGGTGCTCAGATTGCCAATGAGCCCTTCATCAGTGGCCCGGCCGAGTTCCTGGTTCAGGAGATCTGTCGACAGCTCAAGCAGGTGCCCCAATGGGCCAAAATCTTTGGTGATTTCATAGACCCCTACAAGCGCATGGATTACGAGTACCGGAATCTGCCGGCGATGCGGGTCTACAACGATGAGGCGCGCAAAGAGTTCGAGAGCTGGTTTATCGACGGCGACATTTTTGCTGAGATCATTTTACCCGCCTACGTAAGACGGAACGACCTTCAGCAGATACAGGACACGCTCTCCATGGCGCTGTTGCAGCAATTCAGGCGCCCGACATTTTTTGATACAATGGCAACGCGCGTTCCCGGTTTGAACCAATTGGGCAAATCGTTCAGCGTGGACAAAGCCTTGGGCCTTGAGTGGGGAGATGGCTTGGTCCCGTTGACACGGATACGCATAAATTTTAGGCTCGACTTAAGGGTGTGGGACGATTACCTGGAGCAAACTGATCGCACGAAGGACAGTCCCTTTGAGGCGATTTTGGGCAATCTTGAGAATCTGGCCACAACCATTCAGGGGCTAAAAGAAGACAGCGATAATGCCGAAGTAACACTCGGGATTGATCAAGATCTAAAAACCACGGGAGAATAGAGCATGCCGCCAGTCAGTAATTTACCGGATCAAAAGACCCCTGCGCGCCCTGTTGAATTGAACTTTGCTGCCGAAACCGGAGTGCCGTCTGCCAACCAAGAGGTCTTACTGATCGGTCACGCCGCGGCTGGAACCGCTGCGAGCGGTCTCGGTGTGGTACGCACCATCAATAACTCAGGGGACGCCGTTGCGGCTCTTGCTGAGACAACTGCCCTTTGGGGTGCCGATTCTGAACTGACCAAAATGGTACAGGCTGCGATCAAAGCCAACCAAGACGACGGCCACTTTGTTGCCCTGAAGGCCATCGCCCTCACGAGCACGGCCACTGATTTGGAACAGACCCTCACCGCCGTTGAGCGCGTGAAGGCTGAATATGTGGTGAGCCCCTATAACGGTCAGGACAGCACCTTGCGCGATGCCTTGAAGGCTTCGGCGCTGGCAATGTCCGGCCCACACAATCCGTCCAACAACCAATTCGGAACCTTCGGCGTGGTGTTCAACCGCGATGAAGCCGACCCCAGCAGCTTGGATAAGTTTGACACCAAGGCAATCATCGGCCTGTGGTTGCCCGACAGCGGCACACCCGATAAGAGCATTGGCGAAATGGCAGCCGCTTGCGCTGCGAAGATGGCCGGCAACGGCGCACCCTTCAACCCGCTGGATGACGTGACGATCAACGGTGTTGACGCTCCTGCCGACGACACCGATTGGCCGACGGTGGGCTTGGGCAAAGAATCTGAATCCGCACTCAACCAGGGATGGACACCGCTCAAGGTGAAACCCAATGGTGAGGTGGCCTTCGTTCGCACGGTCACGGGCCGCATCAGCAATGATGGTTCCGGCACGCCTGTGGTTCAGGCTTATTATGATGTTCAGGATTTCAACGTGCTGTATCTGTGGCGCAAAACTTTGTACACGCGCTTCAGCCAGCCGGACTTCAAACGCCGTAAGGCATCGGCAGAAGCCGCGCGCGAAATTCGTGCGGAGGCCATTCGTTTGGCTTCATTGTTTGAAGACCAAGGCATGTTCCAGGCCGTGGCCCAATTGTCCAAGCAGTTTGTTGTGGAGCGCTCGTCAAGCGATCGCCACCGTTTCAACATTAAGACGCCGGTCAACGTGATCCCCGGCCTGCATGTGATCGCAAGCAATATCGAGGCTACAACCCAATTCGACGAACTTAGCATTTAAGGGAGTGATTCATGTCGCAGAAATATGCAGATCGCGCGTTCCTGAGCGTAAACGGAACCCGCCTGGCTGACATCGAAAGTGCCAGCCTGAAGCAAAACCAAAATGCTAAGGTCGTTCCCAGCATGACACCGGACGGTTTCAACCGGGGTTTTGTTCAGGGGAATAAAGACATCGACATCACCATGGCCCTCGCGGTGCAGAACAAGCTCGCGCGGCCCAAGCTCGAAGCCATTGATTACGAAGCCAGCGACGTGCAAATCACATTCGTTTGCGGGGCCGAAATCTTCGTAGCCACCGGGGTTTTCCTGAAGGACGTGGAAGACAACGCGGGCGGCGTGGGCGATCAGGTCAAAGCAACCTACAACCTTGGGGCTCTGAAGCTCGTCGATTCTGTTGGCAATTCGGCGCTGTTCAATCTAACACTGTAATATGCAAGCGAACGAGCTGGTTGAACAAGTTGCGGCGATGCGAATGGGTGTCGAGTACAAGTTCGCCATCGCTCTCCGTAACTTTAAAGTTATACTCCGGCCCCTGGCGGACGGCGAAGTGATGGAGTGCTATGGGAACGTTTCCGAGTACATCAATCAGATTCCCGCATCGCGCAGGACAAAGTTCGTTGAAGACAATGCCATGGCCCGCGAGTTCCTGAAGAAGGCCAGCAGCCCGTTTGAACATTACGCCCCTGGCATTACCGATCCCATGTTGGACCAAATGACCACCGACGAGATCATGTATCTCTACAAGGAATGGCAGGCGGTTTGTGATCGGGTGAACCCGGCTCTTGAGAATACGCCGATGGATAAGTTGGAAGAATTGGTGGAGAGCGTAAAAAAAAATCCTCCCAAGGACCTACGCTATCAACTGACACAGCTATCTTTTGGGCACTTGGTGAGTCTGGTGCATTATTTACTGACCAAAAACGACTGACACGAGGTCAAGCGACCTGGTGGGTTGTTCACGCTGTTGCGTGCGGGAGATTAAAAATCGAACGCCGACAGCGAAAAGAGGGTTCAGGAAATGGCCAATGAAGTCGTACTGGTCGGCAAAGCCGAACTGGATTCAATCTTCCAATCACTGAAGAAGATGCGCGAGGGCTTTGAGCAGGGCAATCAAGAACTCGGCAAGCTCGGCAAGAACACCCAGGACACCCTCGACAAAACCCGTAAGAAAACCGAAGACGGCATCAAGCAGACCGGCGGCGCCCTCCGCAAGCTCGCTGGCCAACTCACGTCTGACTTCAAGGCCCTGTTCTCGTTGAATGCCCTATCGGGGGCCCTCAAATTGTCCAGCCAGTTCTCGGGCTCCATTACCGAGAGCATTGAACTTAGCGACACCATCCGCCGAGTAGGCCGGAGCTTTGATATTGCTCGGGACCAGTTCGGCAAGTTCCAGTCCGAGATTACCAGGGGCCTTGGCGATATAGGCGCGGGCTCTGATGCAGCCGCGCGCGCACTCGAAGGGCTCACCGGCATGGGCGTGAAGGGTGGGGAGAGCGTGAAGTCATTGGCCACAGGGGCCGTCACATTGGCTGGCATGAGTGGTGAAAAGGGCAATGAGAAGGGTGTGGCCGGTCTATTGGGCAAGGCCATGCAGGCCACCGGTGGGGATGTGAATGATCTTGGCCGGCAGAAGGCCATGATCGGTGAAGTCACCGCGGCGGTTCAGGCCACCGGCAAATCGGCATCAGAAATTCTCAGCACCATGGATCAGATGTTCAGCGGCATGGACAAGGGGCTTCGCGGTAAGGTCACACCCGAAGCAATGGCCCAGATGGCAACCATGGCAGCCACGATTGGCCCAGGCGCCACCAAAGCCATCCAGGAATACCTTTCCAAGGGCAAGATCGAGCGTATGCCCATGGAGATGCAAGGCTTCAACATATTCGGTAAGGGCGGGAACATAGACTTCAAGGCCCTGAAAGGTTTTGTCGACAGCACCAAGGGGCGCGTCGGCGGGGATGCGCGCAAGTCATTGCAGACTGCCGGGTTCAGCGAAGAGGCCGCCGAAGGATTAGTTAGATTGGCCGAACAATCAGATCGGGTGAAGGATAATCTGAAGGCCCTCGATGGGGCCACCCGCGACAACGTGGAGGCATACGAGCGCAGCCTTGGTTTGGCCGATTCATTCAAGGGCACGCTCAACACATTGAAGAGCCGCCTTGATGACCTGGCCGAGGGCGCAGGCCAAACCGCGACCGACTTCATGACATCACAAATTGGCAGCACAGGTGGCTCTGCGGTAGTCGCGGGCGGCGGCGCCGTATTGGCAGCCCTGTTGGCCAGCGGAGGGCTCAAGGGCATTGGCGGGTTCCTCTTTGGCGAGGCCCAGAAAAAGGCCACTGAAGAAGTAACCGGCGAGAAAGTGCAGAACGTGTTCGTCACGAACGCGGCTGAGATCGCAGCGGAAGGTGCCGCGGCTCACGGTGGTGGGATGCTCGGCGGCTTAGGTAAGGCTGGTCTCGTTGGGGCCGCTGGGGCCGTAGGATTTGCGGCCGGTAAATATCTGGTCAATCCGGTCCTTGATAAATTCACGCAGGGCAAATCTGACGACGGCCAATATGAGGGCAACATGGTCGAGCGCATGATGTACAAATTGGATAAGGGCCTCGGTTACAAGCTCTCTGGCACGCGGGATCAGCACATGAAAGTTGTTATACAAACCACCGAGCCGCACCTGAAGGCCACGACGCAGCCCAAAAGAGGAGTGCCATTTTGAAAGCACATCTTCTTAGAGACAGTCTGTTATTTATGTGCCCCGGCTGCAAGCGTTCGCATCATGTAAGTGTGAACGGAGACCCGGCTGTATGCTGGGAATGGAATCAAAGCGAAATATTGCCCACCATTAAACCAAGCATTTTAGTCAATCGTGGACAGTTGAACCCCACTGGACCTGTGTGCCATTCATTCGTAACTGAAGGCAGGATCCAGTTTTTGAACGACAGCACACATGAATTAGCCGGTCAAACGGTCGAACTGCCTGATTGGACGGAGAATAAGAATGGGTAAATTTGACCTAAACAACGCAGCCGACTTCGCGCGCGCCACCAACAGCTTCGGCGCTGGCATACTTCAGACCTTCACGGGCCGCGGTAACTCCGCTTGGACCATTGAGGAAAGTTCCTACCAGAGCGGCGTGAACCCCAACAACGAGGTCATCTTTCATGTGTTCCGCTCTTCGCAGGATTACGGCGGGGCGGTTTCTCAGATCACTGATGGGGGCGGGCGGCGCAAAGCCAAGTTCGAGTTCCCCTATGTGGATGGCCAGCTCCTTGAGGACATGGGCCGCCGGGCAGAAACCTTCTCCATAGAGATCGTGCTGCATGGGAATAATTACCTGACCGCCTTCAACAACCTGATGCGTATTCTGAACGAGCCCACGCCGGGCACTTTGATCCATCCCATACGCGGCCCCATCACTTGTGGCATGGACACCTATGAGGTCATCCACCAGGAGACCCAGCGCAAGGCCGTGGCGATCCGCTTGAACATGACCGAGCATTCGCTTGAAGCCATTCAATTGCTCGATGACGGCAAGTCCGCGCCGAGCCGCCTATCTCAATTGACCAATGCCTTCAAGAAGATCGAGAACGCGATCAATGCAGTTCAGGGCGCCGTGTTCTTGGTGCAGTCGGTGAAGAACCAGATTGTGCAGGGGCTTCAGGATTACCAAAACGCCTTCGCCAAGGTCGCCGGCAACATGAACGCCACCTTCAATCCGGGTGGACACATCCCCGCGCTATTGCCCGTGCAGAATGGCGGACTCCAAAGTGCGACTGGCGCCATCGTTTCCAACTCAACCACCATTGCCGTTTCGCCCGCTGATCCATTGCAAAACACCCCGGCCAACCTGTTGTCCACGGCTCTGCAAACAGCCCTGGCCATTTCACAGATTGAAAAGGATGTGGGCAAAACCCGCGACGCGGTCAAGGCATCCATTTCCGATATGGCGGATTCGGGTGATGGTGTGGGCTCGCTGGAGTTCCACGACAACATTGTTTCCCTGCGCGAAACGGCGAACGACCTTCAGGCAGCCTTTGAAGCCGGGAAGAAGTCCAGCCAGGTGCGCGTGATTAAATATACAACGCCGCGGGTGATGTCGATCCGCGAGGTGGGGTTTTCTAATGGGATCACTCCCAACGACAGCTCCCAAATAGCATTGTTGAACCCTGAGCTTGAGAGCATCAACTTCATTCCCAAGGGCACGGTCCTGATGGTGGGCATCACTTGAAAACCACGCAGGTACGCAAGTTCTCAGCCAGGGGCACAGAGCCAAAGACGATTCCGACCAGGCCGGGCGCGCTCCTTGAGTACATGCAACAAAATGGGCGCACCCCGCCGATCAGCCTTTCAATATTTTCAATCGAGGATTTGAGCCAAGAGATCAGCATCACCCAGTTCATGAGCTACCGCTTCCAGAGCAGCATTCTGGTCCCGGCCGACAGCTTCAGCATGGAGGTATTTTACAAGCCTCAGCCTGATCAGCGGAAGCCAGCTGACGGTGACATTTGCGTTCTGCGCGCCAATGGCGTTCCAGTTTGTACGGGAATTCTTGATCAGGTCGATATGGAGACCACGCTTGAAGGAACCAAGCTCCAGCTCCAGGGGCGCGATCTTCTTGGCCAATGGCAGGATCAGGACTCGGTTACGATTGACAGCAAAATAGTTTGGTTCAACCAGGCCAACGTGGATCAAATGGTCGCCTCACTGGCTGTGAATACAAGACTCGATCCTAAGCGGCTGATCAAACGCGACACCCCGGGACGGCCATATATGTTCGCCACGCAGCCGGGAGAGACAAAGCTCTCTTCCATGCAGCGCTACTGTGAACCACTGGGAATCTATTTTTGGATGGATGGCTCAGGCTCATTGATCGTGGGCCGCCCAGATGTGTTTGGGGTTAGGGACGGTCCGGCCGGAACGTTGTTTATGAAGAGCACCAGTCGCGCCACGAACGTGATTGCAATGGGATCAACCCGCGCCTCCACCCAGATTCCGAACATCATCGTGCCCATTTGGGGCGGGCAAGAAACTATTCAGGATCGGATTAAGCCCGAGAAGGCCATTTACAACGGAGCCGCCGGTCCCGCGCGGCTGTTAAATTTCGGCCATCGCGTTCCTAAGGCCGTTGTCGTTAGCCCGCCGGAGGGTAGTGCTCCGCAGGATTTGGCAGATCTCAACGCCCTTTCCGTGGCCAACCAAAACGCCGCTCAACAAAACAAAATCAAACCCGGTTCAAGTAACCTGTTACAGGCTTATGGTAAACGCGAAATGGCGCGCGCGAACCTCAACGAACTCAAGGTGCGCGTCACAATGGTTGGGCACTACAACGATAGTGCCGCGCCGCTGTTGATTGATTCCGTATACAGAATTCAATATGAGGCCGACGACATCGACCAGCAGATGTACCTTTATGAAGTTGAATACACCATGGACGAGCACACCGGCCCGATGACCCGCGCCATGTTCTGCAAGCCCACGGCCTTGGTGTCTGATGTGAGGGCGCTGTGAACGAATCCGAACTCAAGCACTTCATCGTGAAGGAGATCCAGCGGCAGGTGAAAATAATCACCAGCGGGGCGGCTGGCGACAACACTTCAACCACCGAAACCATCAACGAACTTTACCCTGGGATGCCAGCCATTCCCAACCGGCCCGTGATGCACCCATATGGCTTCGCCTCGCGCGCGCCAGCGAACACCATCAGCGTGGTGGCCCAGCAGGGTGAGCACCCAGGCAACCGGGTCACGCTGGGGCATAGGGCGAAGGATCGGCCCGACATGGACGAGGGCGAGAGCGTTCAGTACAGCTCCGGCGGATACCAGGTTTTCGTGAAAAATGGCGCAATATTCGTTGGGAAAAATGGAACCCTTGAGCATATGGTCGTTGGCGACCAGCTAAACACGTTCCTGAAGCTCCTGCTGGATTTGATAGTTGCCCACACGCACACTGGCAACTTGGGCGTGCCAACCAGCCCTCCTATCAATGTCGCGGACTTCAATGAGGCAAAGGCCGAGAACCTTACGAACAGCAAGATATTGGCCAAAGACGGCGGGAGATTCTAATGGCAATGGATAAGTCTGCCATGGCTGCCTTGATCAAAGCGAACCTGGCAGCAATTACTGACGCCGACCCAGTTTATTTACGCACTGATGTCCTTGAGGCATTTTGCAAAGGCATCATCGACCACATAAAGGCAGCCATGGTCATCACCACTTCGGATGCACAGGGCGGCTCAAACACCAGCACGGACGTGGAGTAATTATGCAGACTTGGCAAATGGACCCAACAATTGGTGATTACGTTATGGACAGCGGGGCGCCGGAGCAGACCAATAGCCTACAGGTCCCGGCCTATTTCCGAATGAAGATCAAGCGCACCAAATGGATGTACGCGCCCGATAAGAATTATGGCAGTGATTTCTACACCATAGCCAAGCGCCCGTCTGAGAACGGCAACCAGCGCCTTGAGGGTGTGGCGATCAAGGCCCTCCAGCCATTGGTAGACGATGGGCGGGCTCAACAGGTCACGGCCAACGTGACGGAGAACACGCGCAACGGCGCAGCTATGGACACAGTGATTGTGGACGCATCGGGGCAAGTTGAGCAAACTACGTTCAAGGGGATCTTTTAATGTCATTGATTTATCCATCACCAGGCTTACTCGCCACAGAATATCTCACCAACCTCAAGAGCTTCAAGCCCGAGGTGGACACATCGAAGACCGATTCAGATTGGTGGATTCGCGCGCAGGTTCAGGGCGGCGTTCTTTCAGGCGTGTACGGCGATCAGCGCAAGATTGCAGACGACGCCTTTCCGCAGTCCGCGCGCCGTGAGGCCATGCAAAAACATTTGAATTGGTATCTGGACAGGGACTTCAACCCAGCCACTCCTTCACATGGGAACGCCGGAGTCACTGGGACCATGGGGACCGTCATTCCATCGGCCACCGAATTCATCTATTTGCCAAATGGGAATACATATCAGAGCACGGAAGAAGTGACTCTCGACGCAGCAACCGGCGTGGTGCCAGTGCAGTCAGTTGGAACCGGGCAGGTGCAGAACCTTTTAACCGGGGCGCCACTGACGATTTCATCGCCCCCGAGTGGATTGAATTCTGGCGCCGTAACCGTGGGGCCGCTCGCTGATGGAAGGGACATTGAGTCCACAGCAGAAGCCGCCCAGGCTGTGCTTGATTTTGTTCGCCAACCTCCTGCCGGAGGCACCGTGGCTGACTACAAACGGTTCGCTCAAGAAGCCGACCCAAGCGTGGTTGAAGCCAACGTGATCCGCTATATCGCAGGGCTCGGAACTCTCGGCATCGTAATTAGCGCCGGGACCACGGACATTGATGGCGCCTTGGACAACGGTATTCCCGTGGTGCGTGTTCCTTCGGATGTGCTGGTAGAGACGGTTCAAGAATATGTGGACACAAAGGCCGTGGCCACCGATTGCGTGACCGTCCTTGGGCCGCAGGTTCTTACGATGGACGTTAACGCCCATGTGCGATTCGCCAACGGGGATCAGAATACTGTGCTCGAAGCCTTCGGGCTTACACAGGGGGAACTCGTGCAGCGCGAGATCAAGCGCGGCATATACAAAACCCCGCCCGGTGGCCGGCAGTTTGGCGACAACGGGTTTGTCGTGCTCTCTGAGCTTGAAGAGGTCGTTGACCTTGGATTGTCTTCGGCGCCTTACACCGTTGGGAAATATGCCCAAATTTTGGTGGACCGGCAGCTTGAGGACCTTTCCGCAACGGGCTCGAACTTGATGATCCTGCCCAACCAAATGGTTGAGCCGGGGACCATCACTATTATTGAGGATCTGTAATGGCCAAGTTTTTGAGCACAGATGAAATTTACCGCATGTGGCAGCGTGAGTTGCCAGAGGGCGTTTATTTCGACGGCTCCGCCACCGGTTCATTCAGCACGGCCTCTGTGCGCGCGAAGTCCATGCTTTTGAAGACTGCCTACGACAACATGGCCCGCGTGTATGACAACCAATATCCGCAGCTTGCCGATGAGCGCATATTCGATTGGGAACTCTATGCCTTCGGGCGGTACCTGCCCGGCAGCCTCACACTGGCTGAAAGGCGCACCAAGATTTTGGATCGCTTCAGGTTGCGGCCGGGAATTACAACCAGCGATATGAAGGCCGTGGTTCTGTCCATCATTGGGCAGGACAAGACGGTTGAGATCCGCCCTTGGGGTTGCGACGGTGGCGTGTGGCTGCTCGGAATCAGCCAGCTTGGCATAGACACCTACTTGGCGGGCGCGCGGCTGGTGGACATTACTCCTGGTGTTTTCCCTGGCCTTGATCTGTGTGACCTGTCGGACGACACGGACCCGATATTGAGCAGCGACTTCTACTTGGCTGAACTGCAGGAGACTGCCTACACCTATGAAGTATGCATTTTCGGCTACACGCTCACGGATGACGAGCGGAATTTGATGGATGCTGAATTGAAAAAATATGAACCAGCTCGGGCCGCCCATGTCATAACTGACAACTTGGACCCGGCGGACACATTAGATGGGGAGACTTAAATGAACTTGCTGTACTCACTCAAGCGTTTCTACTTTTACCGGCGCTACAAGTGGAACCCTGTGGATTTTGAAACCTTTCAAGAGAATGTGTTTGGGTACCCGGCGAGTTTGATGCGCGGCCTGGTTCAGTGCTCTGGTCCGTACAACGCGGGCGGGGTTCTCAAGGGCTTCAACTATGTGAGCTCCTCGGGCTTGGGCATTGTGTGGAGTGATGGGATTGCGCTTGGAACACAGGGTGAACTTCTTTCAAGTCAAACGGTACCCCTCGCCGTGTTGGCAAATAAGAAGTCTTTAATAGTCGCCAGACCCAGAATTGAAAACGATGTTGATATCACCAGGCCCATGGCACCATTTGACACCGTGGCCTTGGATACAATTCAAACCTGCGACGTGGTGGCCATTGCAGGTTCAGGCGGGAACTACCCGGCAAAAACCAGTGGCGACGTAATTCTTTTCGGGGTTGTCTCAAATGGAAGCAATATCACGGACGTTGACCACACTATGTGTGAGCTGGTGGGTAAGTTCGCGGAACTCAACACCCTGCGCCGGGCTAAATATATTGTCGGCAACTTCCGATATGCAACCCATCGCACATTAGCTGATGCAATTGCTGTGGCTGTGCCGGGCGACATTATTCGCGTGGCTTCTCCAGGTGGAGAAACCCTAGACACGCCCATCGACATCAATGTGTCTGATATTAGAATAGAATGTGATCCGAACGTGCAATACGACAAGGGCTCGGCAACGACAGGATTCATATTCAGCGCGAACGGCATTGGCTTTTCTGGCGGGTTGATTAATGGATTCTCGGCGGGCGGGGATAAGGCCATAAGCATCACGGCGGATTATTGCCAGGTTTTTGGAACTCGGTTCAGTAACAACGATTCTAACGTAGTTGATGCGCATGAGACGTCACAATTGGTGGGCGTAATTAGCCAATAAACATCGGGGGTTTTATGAGTAAATGTAAACTTTTATTGGCCTTATTGTTCGCGGTGAATGCCTTCGCAGCGGATACCGGCGCAACCAAGTTCAAAACTGACATCCTGGATTTCGGCAGGCCCTCGGCTGCCAATAAGACGATGAAGTTCAGAATTGGCACCGCGGCTGATCAGCCCGGCTTCCGGTATAATAACAGTTCCTCCAAGATGGAATACTCGGACGACGGCAGCGCGTATAACGAGTTCAACCAGGCGGTCAGCGTTTATCAGTCGCTCACAAACGTGGGATTCAAGACCTCTGTATCCAGCAACGCCCTGACCATCACGCTGACCCAATCCGATGGCGCTTCAGTTTGTTCAACCGGCAGCGCGGCCTGCAAAATACCGATTCGTTCTTCCACAGTCACGACCGGCGGGTACAACGTCCGCAGCGTGACGGCCTCTCTAACCTTGGTGATTCCAAGTGGCACGGCCTTGGGTGCCGGATCGGCGCCGCCCGACAGGTATTTTTATGTTTACGGAATAGACAACGCTGGCACCGTTGAACTTGCGGTTTCAATGACCCAGTTCAACACCACTGGGGATTACATAAGCGGTGGCGCCTTCAACGTTTCAACCACTTCCATATCTGGTGGCAACGATGAAACGGTCATGTACTCGACAACCGGGCGCTCCAGCGTGGGCTTCAGACTAATAGGCAGATTCCTTGCCAACGAAGCCACCCCTGGAACATGGGCTTCTAACGCCACCGGCCTTGAGCTGGCGCCATTCAATCAGCGAACGGAAGTGGTTTCAAATTCGACCTTTCCTTTGCGTATTGCCGGATTCAGGGTTCAATCCAATGGCACCGTCACAGAATTAACCGGGATGGATACGATCAACGGGAACTGCTCGACGAGCGGAACCGGAAGCGCCACATACACTTGCACTTTCGTGAGCGGCATATGGCGGAACGGACCTATTTGCGCACAAGCCGGTTGGGGCGGATTAACAAATTCTTTGCAAGTCACAACCCTCAGCACAAGCCAATTGATTTACACGACTTTGGTTTCTGGATCTGTGAACCAGGAACAAATTGATTGGATCTGTACAGGAGCGCGATAATTGGCAACCTGGCTTCCGGTCATCCAAATTATTCTGGCCTGTTTTACAATCACAGGCATAGTGGCCGGGGCCGCAAAGTTCGTAATCAACTGGTGGTCCAGTGCTGAGAAGGAGATCGCCAGGCTCAAGAACGACAACCTCCAACAGGCCATATCTGAACTTCGTAAGACGATTCAGAAGCAAGAAGAACAGGTCACGGACTTGAACCGCGGCGTTGTCACCCACCGAGAAACCATCTCACTCTTGGGCGAACGCACTCGCCAACAGAACATTGAAATCAACAAGTTAGTCCAGAAGGTCGAGAAGTCGATTGAACAATCCGAAAAGGAATTGCGTAACTTCCGCCACACCCTGATGAACGGCGAGGTGGTCAAGGTCGGCAATACCTGGATCTTCAAGGGTTTGCGGAACCCAGGATAACTTACTAGGATTAAAACTACCAAGGAGGCCCCGATGAAGTACCTGGTTGCCATTTATGTGACCCTGGTTTTTTGTTGTTGGTGGACGATTGCCAACGCTGCTGAAGCGATCACCCCTGATCCCGGGCCGGTGAGCAACGACGAATTCATTGGCGCACTAATGACCTCGCTTGGCGGAATGAAGGGGGCCGGAGCCCTGGCCATCGCGGGCATGGTTGTTCAACTCCTGATGAAGTTCCTCTACACCCCATGGGCCGGTGAGTATTTGAAGGACGCAAGCGGCATGATGAAGCTGAACCTTGTATCCGGGCTCACGCTCGTTGCCGGCGTCATCGCCATGATGACCCCCGCCGGTGGCGGATTGACTTTGGGGGCCGCCCTGATTCACGCAACCACGTTGAGCGCCATCATGGTCTTTGGCCACCAGATTTGGAAACAATACACGGCGAAGCCCGCTGAACCGCCCGCCATCAAGCCTGCCTGATGGATCTGTTCAAGGAGCTGGGCTGGAATGCATTTGCCATAATCGCCACCAGCCGCCTTATTATTCGATACCCTTGGCTTGGCTGGGGGCCGCAGGGTTGGATTGCAGCCTGGTTAATTCGACGCTATGCCGGTGAGCTGCATACGGCAGCCAAAGAACAACTGGACCTGAAGCAAATTCAGTTCAAAAATGAAGCAGCTGGAAAAATGTTCACCCTATCCAGCGTCCGCCTGAAGATCATCGGGGAGGAAAAGGGTGTGGCTTCAAAGGAGTTCCAGGATGAAAGGGCGCGCTGTATTCAGGATATGCACCGTATGCTTGGCGCTGTTGAGCCTGAGTTGCAAGACGGTGGTGACGATTCCAAACCAGGAAGCGTGCACAGTGACGGGGACGCTCGAGATGGGGTCAGCTTGCGTAGACCGTGAGGGCTCCGTGCGCTTCATGAACAAGGTGGACTTCGTTCGATACCTTGAACCCCAGGCTTCAATTTCGGATCCAAATTCTGAACTATACATACCCGCGCGCGGGGCAGCCATTTGCCAGAGCCGGGAAGACTACACGAAAAGCCAAATCGCCCTTGAGCAACTCTGCCACCTGGCAGGGAGCAAGTGCATACAGCCGGTGGTCAAATCACAAACTTCGAACGCGCCCTGAGTTATACCCTCGAAAACGAGGGGGGCTTCATCAATGACCCGCTCGACCGCGGCGGCCCAACCAAGTGGGGCATCACCTTGGCCACCCTGGCTAAGTGGCGACAGCGGCCTTCGGGGTTGGACGACATCAAGAACCTAACGCCGGCAGAGATGCAGGATATTTACAAGGCCTGGTACTGGGCGCCCCTCGGGTGCGAATTGATAGTGGATTCTACTATCAGCACGGCGATGTTCGACATTGGGGTTGTGCGCGGAATCTTCGCTTCAGCAAAGTGCGCCCAGAATGTCTGTCGCAAGCTCGGCGCCAACGCGCTGGTTGTGGACGGTCACATTGGGCCGAGCTCAATCATCGCCCTGAATGCCATGCCGAAGAAGGAATTCATTTATAGTTTCACAACCTATGCTGAAACAGGTTTCAGAGCCACGGCGGAACAGCGGCCCTCACAGAGGAAGTTTTTGAATGGTTGGTTGGCGCGGGCCGACCGGCTGCGCTCTCTGGTTTAAAATATATTTTAACCCCCACAGAGGGTAAATCTCGAATATCCCACGCATCGGTTAAAATATATTTTAAAGGTCCAGGTCGTCGGCTCCTGGCGCCAGGCGCGCCGACAACCCAGTAGAACGGTAAAATGGGAAAGGTAGGTCACCCAACTGTTCGGCGATTGCCGGTGGGGACTTTAGGTCTCAGGATCGACCCTGAACGCTGCGAGCCTTGGGTGCCACAGTTGCCCGTTTTCCCAAGACCAACCGTTCCTACGCAGCCAGAAGGCGAATGGCGGGTACTTGGCGATGAAGCGGGACCAACCGATCTGGCCCCACTCAACGTGGCAGCGCCGACACTTTGCGACACAGTTCCATGTGGTGTCGGGGCCACCTGAACCTCGGGTCCTGATGTGAGACACGTCAACGGGCCGCGCGCCGCACACCACACAGTTGTTCATGCGGACGGTGTCGAGAACCTCTTTATCAACCTGACGGGGGGTTTTATTAACCATCTTTATCAACCACGCCTTGCAGCGGAGCTTTGGCCCCACAGAAAGGGCAGAAATTTACGCGGCTCGAATACTCGTCGTTGCTAACAATGAAGGCCCCGTTTTCCAATTCGTAACAGTCGCTGATGGCCCCTCCATGCGCATGATGGCCATTGTATTCTCGGCCCATTGGCAGAAATCCTCTGCAATTATGCCCATCAATTTTATTTTCCAATCTTCCAAAGGGGGTCATGTCAAACGTCCCGGCTTGAGGCGATTGTCGATTTCCATTTGCATATGGACAATTGTTCTATGAAGCCGCTCAACTTCAGCGAGGGCTTCATCCCGCTCACGAATCAAATGCCCCATGCGCTCACTTGTTGGGTGATTAAGTCTTGCTTTTAACTCCGCATTCTCGGCTTTGAGTTTATTTCTAGCTTCAAGAGTTTCGGATAAGTCCCTTGCGTTATTTTGCATACAATCAAGTGCAGCTTCCCGCACTTTAATCACGGCATCGTAGATGGATTTCTCTACAACTTTGATGCCCTTAAACTCATGCCTTTCCGGCCAAGGCCCGGCTGCGCTCAAGCCAACTCCAAATCCTGCTGGAGAATCGCCGATTGTGATTGTCCATTCTCTTGTGCTCATTTATGAACCTCGCCATTGTCGATTAATTTTTGAAGTTTTTTTTCGGCGGCCCGCTTAGTTTTCCAAATTGGATATGTTCTAATATCGACGCCATCGCGCACTTCCCATTTTTGTCCCCAGTAGCCTCCATGAGATAACTGAATTGCGAAGCGAGATTTGCTGCCATCGTCCATGTGGATCTCAATGACCCTGTTTGGAATGCTGAAATCAATATCGAAAGGCCCTTCTTTCATTAATCCACTCCGTTCAAATAGTTTACGTAGGCCCGGTTGCAATCTTCGTTGTGCATCACGCCCTTTAGTTTGATTTCAGGATTGAGGTAATAATAGTCCCCGCAGTTATGGCAACGCGCCTGCTCGAACTTACGAGCATCATGGCTGTCGTCAATCTCCTCGTAGCGCAGGATCGGAAACCCGCAGTACTCCGGGAACTGATGGGCCGTGGGGTCAACTATTTTACCGGCCCGGTCCTTGAGCCACCAGTGCGCGCGCGGCTCAACGCTGCTCAACTCATGGAAGTGGACGAAGCCATTGGTCTTCCGCAGTTCAGGGAATGCCTTCACCATGGCCAACACAGCTTCACGACACTTACCGAGGGCCGATTGCCAAGTTGGGTACTGCTTTGAGATCCAGACTCTATATTTGGGCGCCATCAGCTGCTCGCTTTTCTGCGGCGCTTGGCTTCTTCCGCGTCCGCCAATGCCATGCTCGTCATTGCTGTGAGCAACACGGGCCATGTCAGGTTGTGCTCTTCGCGGTAGGCGTCGAGCTTGTCCCACATTGCGGCCGGGATCGGTCCCTGTAGGGTTTTGGTGTCTTCGTGGACTGGTAAGAACTTTTCAAGTTTTGCCATTGAGTACTCCTTCTGGGACGGTGCCATCTTCGTTAACTAACCCTGTCTGCTTCGCCACGGCAAGAGGCATGAACGCGAAACCTAAATCGAAGTTCACGTCCTTGAATATGCGCTCGGCGGCCTCTTGTTTAAGAACGTGGGCGCTGTAGAAGAAGGGCCATGGCGGGGTCTTCGGCTTATCACGGCGGATCGAGTCGAACTCGTCCTTGATCACGAATATCACGAAGCCAATTTTCTTGTACTCCGTGAACTGGGCGCCACAGGCTTCGCAAGGTTCCCGCCCATAGATGTGCTTCTGCGCCTCGGCGTCGTCAGGTAAGCGGCCCAGCAAGGCCAGGCCGTCTTCCTTTCCACAGCAAGGGCAAATCACAATGCTCGCGTTCACGCCGTGCTTAGGGCTTAATCTTACGCTCATCGGCTTGCTCCTTTCTAATGTTGTCCACATGGATTTCCAGCAGCCTGATCGAGTCGAACAACTCTTTGTGCAAGAGTACGCCCGTGAATTTGTTGCTGACGGCGGCGGCCTTGATTACGATCTCGGCAGCCAGAAGCAACTCATCAAGGCGTTGTTTTGGTACGCTCATTTTTTCCATCCTTTCCATTGAAGATAAGTTGTAAGAACGCCACTGAGTTCATTATGGGCCGCCCAAAGGCGTTGAAAATTTTGATAATGATCCGTGTAACCGCCGGGCACACCTTCGATTCTGTCCAACTTTTCTTGGTGTTTTGCTCCGCGTTTTGTTTCGTGAATTCGACGCCGCAACCATTTAGAAAAGGCGTCACCCCTCATTTCTTCCTCCTTGGTTTCGGAATCCTGCTCTTGAACATGCGGACCTCGCAGCCTTCCAAAATGAGAAAAGATTTGGCGCATTTCAGGGCGCCTGAGATGGTGTTGAATTCGAGCCTATCCCAAATTCTGTCTCCTATGGCTGGGTTGTCCTGATAGATGGTTACGAAATATTTGTTCACGCGGCCCTCCGTTTCCGCTTGAGCGCATTCACGCGACCGACCAGGACTAAAACTTCCTTCAAAATATTCACGTGCGCTCTAAGGTCGTTCAGCATATCGAATTTGCCGGTCTTACCGTAGTGCCCAGAAGCACCCACGCCTTCAAATTCGGTTTTGCTGAGGCGGCGGATTGTGTCCTTTGACTCTGATATCTGCGCCCGCAACTCCTCCTTAAATTCGGTGAGCGTGTATACGCCTTTCACAGCACCCCCCCGATCTTCAGGGCCAGCACCGCAAGCGTGAACACTATGATCACGCCCTCGATGAGTAGCTCGTTTTTCTTGCTCATCCGTTTCTTCACTTTGCCTCCCGCAGCACCCTCAACAGCTTGACCTTGCGTGCGTCATCCATACCTGAAGCCAGCACCAAATCCTGGAGCGCCTCCTGGTCATCGGCGGAAACCTTGGGGTTCAGTTCAAGCTGCTCGCCATTGCTCGAACTGCGGCGGTAACCTTTGCGCTCCTTGAACCGGCCCCCCATGTTGTTGCATTGGCCCTGAACTGTTGAACGGTTCATGGGGCCCCCTGATGGGGCCAAGAAGCCCTCCTGGTTAAGCCTCTCCGCGAGTTCGCCACGGTCTGTGACACCCTCGGCGTAAAGGGCTCGTATGCGTTTCTGGATCGCCTTGCGGGTTTGGCGGTCGTATTTTTTGGTACCTCGTTTTTCTGGACTCATTGTTTCCTCCTTAGGGAAATTGATTTGATTAAAATAGATATCCAACAGCAGTCGTCGTGGTGTCATTGCAGGTCATCGCGCCCGTGACCGTGGTTTGTACACCAGCCGGGTAACTGTAAACCTGGAAGCCGCCCGTGCCGTTGGGTTCAAACAACATCTGCGGGAAACCCACAACCGATTCCATTTCATTGCCGACAACGCAGACGTCGCCGTTTGCCACAACCCCCGCCGCCGTAACGAATTCGGTGTTGGAGATGGTGTGGTTGTAGTTGCAGGAAATAAGCTGGCTGCCGTCCGCGAAATTCGTCCGCTGGTAGTTGTAGACTTGGTTCGCAGCCCCAACACCTGTTGAGTAGATGCAGGTCTTCTGACTTGAGACTGAAGTGCCGGCTGGCCCCGTGGGTCCCTGTGGGCCGGTGGGTCCTGTCGGTCCCGTGGTGTCATTGGCCACCAATGCAGCCGGGCCAACCTTACCGCAAGCGATCATCGAAATCGCCATAATAGCGAGTATTACGTTCTTCATTTGTTCCCTCCTTGGGAAAGTTTACGTTGCGTTTTGAAGTCAGGTGGAATCACGTTGGCTGCCATCACCAACGAGTACATCGTGTTCAACTTCTTCGGCTTCAGGTGGGCCGGGGTGTCCACATGCCATTGGTGGAGTTCCCCGCTGAAGGCCGTATAATTTAGGTGGTCGTGCTTGGTGATGAACTCCTCGCACCAGGCGCGCTCGGGGGCAGTCATACGGTTCATGGCTCCGCGAAATATTGGGTGGTTTTCGAGATCGCGGAATGCCTGGATGCGCGGGCTCATTTTATTTTGCGCCTTTATCTTTATTGATTTTTTGTAAACATGCCGGGCAGGTGACGTCTATGCGATTAGCCTGAACCCAACCGCCCGCTGGATATTTGCCGCAAATGGACGGCCCATTTGAGTTCAAATGGTGCATCGTTCTCGAGCCGTGAATTAACCCTTTTCCAGAAAAGGCTTTGATTCTATACAGCATCGTTTCCTCCTAAGTTATTGAATCTACTTTAATTATGCCTCTAAACATGCAGAAAAGAAATGCTAAACCAATGCGAATTTACATGTATTTTTGGCTCAAATTACCCGAACTTAACGAGGGGTTGCAAGGCCGAGCCTTTTCGATATGATCGGTTTGAAACGAAAAACTGGGGGCTCGATGGAAGGAATTAGGCAGGCGATCAAGATTGCGGTGCGCGGGGCAATGACCGTTCCATTGGCAAAACTGGAGCCTTTCCAAGGGGATCTCAAGCGCCTTGAGCGGGCCGAATATGAGTCCCTGCGCAAGGGCCTGATTGATCTGGGGTTCAGTTTCACCATGCACATCTGGCAGCACGAGGGCCACAACTACATCATTGATGGGCACCAGCGGCTCACCGCCCTGAAGATGATGGAAGAAACCGAGAACTTCATTATTCCCGAGATCCCGGTAAGCATTGTGGATGCCGATGACTTCGCCACAGCCAAGCGCAAAGTCCTGGCCGGCACTTCACAGTACGGCATCATGACAGAGAAAAGCCTTTTCGATTTCTGCAAGGTCAACGACATCCCGTTGGACAACATCGTTTCAACATTCAAATTTCAGGACATCAACATGGAGAAGTTCGGGGCCATGTTCCAGATCAACCCTGAGAACCTGCCAACCGCCCCTCCACAAGTTGGCGTTTTACCAAGCGGCAGCGAAGGCGTTCGCCAGGTCCAATTGTTCTTCGATGCCAAGTCGCACGAGGAATTCTTGAACCTGGTAAATCACCTGACTTCGATTTACAAGACCGAAAATATAACTGACACGGTACTCATGGGAATGCGTGCAGCACTTACATCTCACCACTAGGACTGAGCGCGATTGGACCCGGCGCTTTGTTGACGAGAAGGACTACGACACCTTGCTCAATGAGAACGCCACGGTTTATAAGCCCGATGGTTCACCGCTCATGGTGCTGCTCAAGGGCGCCATCCCTCTCGACCTCAACCTGCAAGCCTGGTCCATACTGAAAAACTACAATGCCAAAACTGAGAACCGCGGCTCTGCCACCGGGATCAAGAGCGAGTACCGCACCAAGGAAGACGGCACGAAAAGTAAGGTGCTCCGTTCCCCGAAAGGCTGGGAAGTCAGCAGCGGCATCATTGGATTTTTCGAACGCACCATACGGATGCCATATTGCCATGCCTGTTCATGGAATGCTGAACACCCGGAGCTCTTCAATGGGCTGCTGCCTTTGGTTGAATTGGTGGACGCGCACTTCAAGGAGCATGTCCCAGAGCGCTGGGCGGCCCAAAGAGCAATCGCCGACACCGTTAACCCAGCCTGGCTGATCGGGAAGAGCGTCTTCAGCACGCTCACCGTGAACAAGAATTTCAGGACGAGCTGCCACAAAGATGCCGGTGACTTACCGGAGGGCTTCAGCGCAATGACGGTCATCCGCGATGGCAAATACCTGGGCGGTAATTTGGTTTTGCCGGACTTCAGAGTTGCGGCCGGATTGGACACGGGCGACCTAATATTATTCGACCCGCACGAATTCCATGGAAACACACAAATTTGTGCTTTAACCGCAGGTGCGCAGCGTTGTTCCATAGTTTACTACATGCGCGAGAAGATGCCTCTTTGTTCCAGCCCCGAAGCCGAGCTAAGTTATGCCAAAAACCGCAAGCAGGGGGACTCGCTCTTCCCGGGAGAATAACCATGTATCCAGTTTTGATCGCCACCAAGGGGCGCGCGGGCCAAAGCAAAGCCATCACGGCTCTGATCAATGAACGAATTGAACATTATTTGTTTGTTGAGCCGCAAGAAATGTCCACCTATGCCGCTGCCTATCCAGAAACCCAGTTCCAAGAGCGCCTTATCGGCCTTACTGAAAACGACAAAGGCATCACCTTTGCCCGGCGCGCGTGTCTACAATATGCCCGCGCACGTCAATTCCATTGGTTCTGGATGATGGATGACGACGTCAGCGGCATGTTCCTGGTGAAGGAGAACAAATGCGTCAGGGCGCCCTTCTCGGTGGTATTGAAAGGGGCCGAAGATGCCCTCACCGTCCTGCCCAACCTTGGGATCGGCGCGCTTGAATACGGCCAATATGCCTGGGCCTCGAAGAAGGATTATGCCATGAACAGTTATTGCGATGTGGCGGTCCTGATCAATGTGCCCCGGACCATGGCCATCAACTACCGGGAGAATTGCAAAGAGGATCGCGACTTTGTTCTGCAAGCCCTTCAGTTGGGCCTACAATCAGCCAGGGCGAGCCGGTTCGCATTTTCCGCACCCAAGAATGGGAGCAACAAGGGCGGCCTTCACGATGCGTATAAAGCCGGTCTGGAAAATCATTGGTCAAAGCGGATGGTCGAACTGTGGCCAGGCATATGCGAGCATCACGTCAAGAAGGACGGGCGCCCCGACGTCAAAATTAAATGGCGCGCCTTAAAAACCTAACCACTCGGAACCACGTAAAACCGCTGCGAGGCAGCGTAAGACGCGCAGCATTTTCACTTTTCTGATTGTGAATCTCGCGGCAGCGTTGCAATCACTAACTCAGATCCTTATAGCTATAAGGAAATTCAAACGGTTGTTTGAGGCGCGGCCCTGATCTTCGGATCTGAGTAGGGGGTCGCGTTTTTTTTTGTCTTTTAGCATCACTGATGGGGGGTCATCTTTGGCGAAGGAAGAAGTTTACACGATCAAGGTCCTGAACTGGGACAAACACAACGGCAAGAAAAAACGCGGGCACCAATATATATTTTTGTCGACCCGGTTTTTCGATGACCCAAAGATATCAGCAGCCACGTTGCAAGACCGTTTATTGTACATAGCAATACTGTTGCGGTGTGGGGACGAGACCTCAGCAACAGTGGTAGCAACATCAAAGCAACTACGAAGCCAAGTCGGTGCGAACACGTTGCGAACACGAAGCGCACTCAATCGGCTTGAGCAATTACGGTTACTTACAGTCGAAAAAATTGAGCCCTTTAGATGCATTACAAGGCAAGGCAATGCATTACTTAACAAGGCATCACATAAAAAGGATATCGCCCCTAACGGGGCTCAGGCCCAACTTCCGTTGGACCCCGCCCCCGCCGCTCCGCATCCTTTGTTATTAGTCTGGAACCAAAACAGAGGCAAATTGCCAGCCGCTGTTTCATGTACCGGTAAACGTCTGGAACGGGCCAAGGCGCGCTGGAAGGAACAGGAACCTGAGGTCTGGCAGGCAACGGTGAAGCGTTTAGCTGAAAGTGCTTTCTGCACCGGAAACAATGACCGTGGTTGGCGCGCTGATTTCGACTTTCTGTTGAAGCCGGAGACTTGGGCCAAGGTCAATGATGGCAAATACGACAACCACAAAGGCGCGGCTTCAACAAGGGCGACAAGAACCTATGACGCCCTTGATCGACTTGAACAGGATTTAATTGAACGAGGTCCACGATGATTCCTATTGAAAAAATGCTGCTGAACATGGCGCGGTTCTACAATTACGAGCTGGAAAAACGCCAACTCGAAATGTATGTGAACGTCCTTCAGCAGTTCCCAGAGACTGTGGTCATGCGTGCCGGCCAGGACTATATGCGCGACATCAAGAACACCCGATTCCCCATCCCGCCCCACTCGATTTTGAAGGATTACCTGCCGCAGAAACCGGATCAGAAGGATTTGGCGCGTGAGGCAGCCAGCCGAGTGATTGCGGCTCTGTCCAAGTTCGGTGCTCCGAATGGATCGGCAGCCAAGGAATACATCGGCGAGCTTGGTTGGATGGCGGTTCAGCGTCATGGTGGCTGGCTGGTGCTGTGTGAAACCACGGGCAACGGATTCGGCCTTACCCCGCCAACAATGCTCCAGGCGCAGATACGCGACCTGTGTGAGTCAACTCAGAACCTGGCAGCCGCCGGAATCCACGATCAGCCAATCGGATTGCCCGAAGCGAAGGCTTCGCGCGTTCTGGACATTGTCAAAACCCTGGCCGAGAAGAAGGCCATTGAACCGCCTAAGGAGGAATTATGAATCAGGAACGTGAAAAACAGGCAACCGAAGATGAAAAGTTTAGCGAACGATTGGATGCTTCCATAAACCGGATTTGTGACCAATTTCAAAAAAACACAGGGTTACACCAAATGAGGTTTCAAGGAATAAAATTGGTTTCCCTTTCGGCCTTGACCGTTCAGACGGTTGCAGCTCATGCGGCGGTTATGGATTCCCTGGACAACAATTTCAAAGCAGCTGAATTTATGGATCAGTACATAGAAGATATTCGCGAGGGCCTGTCGGAAGCCTTTATTGAATTTCAGAAGAACATTGCCGCAGAGGAACATTGAATGAGCAAAAAAATCCTCGCAGCCGGATTCGACCACCCATGCAAACAAACCTGCTCGGGCTGGGCGCAGGGGCGTGAGCGCGGCCTGTTCGATGCTGAAGCCAAGAGCCGCCCGATCATAGAAAAGTTTACCGCCTTGGCTGAAGCCTGGTCCGCGTACGATGGGGCAATTAGGAAAGTCGCTAAGAATGGAGATTTTGAACTCGACCCACTTGGTGCCATAGCTGAAGGCGTTGATTTAGATTCGCTGTATTTTAACTGCGTGAAGGCTGAAGCAGCCATAGCCCAACTGAGGAGGCAATCAAATGAAACTAAACCAGGATGACCGCAAGCGCGTCGGGCACTTGATCGAACTGGCTGGTGAATACTATCAGCGCCCGGTGAACCGTGAGATCACATCAGCCATGCTCGATGGGCTGGACAAGTTCGGCTTCACCGCGTCTGAAATTGAGTCGGCCTTCGCGCGCTACCGGGCCACGACGGAAAGGCACTTCATGCCGACGGTTTCAGAATTGGCCAAATTAATAACCAGGCGGCCCGTGGAGGCACACCCATGAGTTACGAGGCGTTTGGTATCTTCATCGCAATGCTGCTCTGTACGTTCGGCCTGGGCTGGTCCCTGGCCTCAGTTTACCAACTCACGCGATTCCGCAAGAAGTGGTCGGACATGGCCAAGCGCGGGCGCGAGTTGGATGAACGTGTTGAAGCCTTCAAGGACCGCCTTGAGAAGCTGGAGTATCGCAAATGAAATACAAGTGCGGCGGCTGCGCCAAAGAAACCAACGACAACCGGGGCTGGATTTATTTCGCATTCAAGCACCTGCATTCAGTGTGGCTCTGCCCTGAGTGCCGCCCGGTTTGGAGCGACCACATGGTGAAGTGCCAGGAGAAGGGGTTATGAGTTTCAGCATGACGGCGCGGCTGCCTATGGAGCACGAGCTAAAGATTACGCCTCAGTTTTTTGATGCTGTTAATTCTGGTGCCAAACCATTTGAAGTTCGGGTGGCCGACCGGGACTACAGGTATAGTGATGTTCTTTATTTGCGCGAGTACGATCCATCAGGAATGGACAAAGTTTTGGATCGCAATCCATATTCGGGCCGGTTCTGCAAGAAGGTCATCACTTATGTTTTGGACGATTCTAGATTTGTAAAAGAAGGCTACGTGATTCTGGGCATCCAGCAGTTGGGATGGCTATGAGCCAGCAAGTGGAACTCATTGAGCGTGCCTGCGCCGGATGCGGCATCAAGTTCAAAGTGAGCGTGGGGAGCAAGACCGTTTACCACAATTTCAAATGCGGGCAGGAGAGACAATGGGCCGATCAGCCGAAGACCTCGAACGACGGCGCGCATACGACCGTGAGCGTAAGCGAAAAAAATATCACGAAGACCCAAAGTTCCGACAAAAAGAATTACGTCGGGGCAATTCAAGCTTCCTGGCCCCTGAAGTACTCGCGAAAAAACGTGCCCGCTACAGAGCCTATTACCAAACCCACAAGGAGCGAAAAAATGCCCAGCGAGTTGATTACAGCCGCCGACACCGCGCCAAAACAAGAGCCGGTAGCAAACGGTGGCGAGACGAAAACATTGAGCAATGTCGAGCCCGTGAAGCTCACCGCAGAGACCGTCGTAACCCGGCGCGCGTCATCAGAAGAATTGCCCGCTCTCTTGCAACGGGCGGCGTTGGGCTCGCTGATGCGGTTGAGGCAATCACAAATGAAGTTGCTCGCGCTGATGCAAGAATCCGTGAGGGACTTGGACTTGGAGAAGTCGGAGGAGGGCGTGAGTCGGGTTCCTCTGGAGAGGATCGAGATGGCAATAAAATGCGCTAACGCTTTGGCTCACCATACTCAGGTGGGGGTGAACATGTTAAAAGCTGTAAGTGATTTTTCGGACGCAAACAAATAACCAACAACAGGGAGAATTAAATGGCAAAGAAGAAAACACCAGAGGGCGAACGATGCGAGAGGACACTTCCTTTCAAGCTAAACGATGAAGATTTAGCCCGCAAGGGCGAGTTGGCTGCCAAGCTGAACAACCAGCTTGACGCCGCCGAAGCCAACAAGAAGCGCGACCTGGCCACGCACAATGAGAAGATCAAGATCCTCACGGAGAAGCGCGATAAGCAGCTCGCCATGATAGACGAAGGCGTTGAGCGCCGCCCGGTAACTTGCACGGCGGTCAAGAATTTTGCCGCAAATATTATCGAATTTTGGTTCGAGGGCCAGGTCATGGAGTCCATCGAGATGAAGCCCGAAGACCGGCAGCTCACGTTGGCTGAGAAGGCCGCAAAGGAGAAAGGCAACGAGAAGCCAAAGGAGCGCTGGCAAAAAATGGCGCCCAAATATCCGGCCAAGAATCAGGCTGTTGAGGACGACAAGGACGCGGAGATTGCATCAGTGCACAAACTTGAGACGAGCAAGAAGGGCGCGAACTCCATGGTGGACCCGAAGTGAAAAACTGTTCGGCGTTTCCAGATTCTAAAAACGGAGTTCCTGGCGTCACCATTATTGAATATTTTTCTGCGTTGGCCATGCAAGCATTGGTGGCCGGGCCTTATCGCTCGGCCAATGTCCTTCAAGTAGAAGTGGCGCGCGGGATTGCCATAGCTTCGGTGGATATCGCGGAGCATTTAATTCTTGAATTGGAGCACAGGAGTAAACATGAGCGGAGTTAGCATTCTTGGCGTTGATCCTGGATTGGGCGGCGGCCTGGCCATCATCCATCCTAAGGACGGGATGCTGCTTGAGCCAATGCCCACAATCGGCAACGAGCTTGATCTGCAAACGCTGAACCGTTTCATTGGAGACCATGCGCGCGACATCCGTGTGGCCTATCTTGAGAAGGTGCACGCAATGCCAAAAAATGGATCGGTTTCGATGTTCAAATTTGGGCGTGTGTATGGCGCCTTGGAGGCGTTGTTGGTGGCCCACAAGATTCCCGTTGTGGACGTGCGGCCCCAGGTTTGGATGGCCAATGTTCACGCGGGCATATCGCGCAGCCTGGAGCCCAAGGAGCGCAGCCGCATGGCCTTCTCACGGATCTTCCCGGAGGTGGACGCCCGGCGCACGATGAAGAGCAAGGTTCCCGACATGGGCCTGGTGGACGCGGGGTTGATCGCCCTTTATGGAATGAGGACTGTGTGAATGACGCTGAGAAGTTGGACCGAGCGGCTCACGAAAATGCAATGGCTAGACTCAAGTCACTCACTTCTTACCTGAGTGATGAACAGCGTGAAAAGTTAGTGCGCGAAGGGCGCTCAGAAACCTATAGATCGGCACATGAAGCCTTCGAGGCCGGAGCCGCGTGGGACAAGAATTCGCGTGAGGAATCACACCAATCAGCTTTGGCAGCCATAGGCCATTTACGCGAAGCTGGCAAAAAGGTGTTGAAGGATTGCCACCATGAATTACACGGAGACTCTTGCCATTGTGCTGTGTGTGAATTGGCCCACGCTATGTCGGCCACGAGCGGGTACAAATGACCCTCACAGAATTGATTTTACAACAAGCGAAGAAATTGACCGCCTATCCAAACACGGAAGTTCTGGATTTTTGTGCCAGGCTTGGAAATGAGCTTGAGGCAGCGGAGAAGGCAATAAATTTTTATCAATTTAGATCAAACTATCAAGAATTCATTGAACCTCCCAATGCAATCATGAGTTTACGTGTCACGCGAAAGGCTCAAGATGCCTTCATTCGCATCGGAGAATTTCGCAAGGGGTTGGAATGAAATGTCCACGCTGCAATCTCGATTTAGTTAACAGTAATGCAGTACTACTCTCAATGGCGGCGGTTCGCGAAGAAGTTAAGCGCCTAAGAAAAGACAACAAAGATCTTGAGGCAAAACTGGCAAAAAGGCATCTAGACACTTTTAGGTTTAGGAAGGGGTTGGAATGAGCGTATACTTTGACACAGATGAAAATAAAATATTCGTAATAGAATCACATTTAGATATGTACCTTCAATATGAGCATCTGATTTGGATCGGTGATCTATGACCGACGCTGAGAAGTTGGATAAAGCGGCTGAGGAATATGCTGAGCGCCTTGCACGGGACGGAAGAAATCAGCCTTGCCATATCAATGCCTTCAAGGCTGGAGCCGCGTGGCAGGATGCTAATCCGAGTGAAGAAGAAATTAAACTTTGCGGCCTTGTATCTCAAGCGGGTGATTGGGTTCCTGGAAATGGACTGAATAACGATTTCATGGACGGCAGCCGTGCTTCAAAAATGCAAAATTTGATGATTGAAATTTATAGGACTGGATGGGCTGTTTTCGAGAAACGGAGTGGGAGATGAGGGCCAAGGAATACGCCATCACCGTTCATTTTGTTCGCGCCCCGAAGGACAATCCATTGTTCCAGCGAGAGGGCAAGTGGACACAACACTTCGATGACCCAGGCGAGTGCGGTGATGTTTACCGCAATCTCATGCACCACTATCGTGCGGCCCCACACGACTACGCAATTGAACCAACCATCTACAAGCGTTGCGAATTGAGGGACCTATGAACCACATACCAATTCTAGGAGGAAGAACCACATGAGCACCACAGATCAGGCATCACCAACCGCCCATGAAGCCCAGGCTGAGTTTGAAAAAATGCTCTACCAATATATGCCCAGCCATCATTCGTCCATTATGGTGAAGCTCTTGCGAAATTTAATAGGCCGCGCGCACAACCAAGGCGCACTCGAAGCCATAGCCAAACTGAAGGCCGAATTTCCAAAGGCTGTGACATGAACCGAGAAGTTGTGTCCGACGAAGAAGTTAACATGATGGTGAACGAGTACGATCCTACTGAGGGGCACACAGCCGAAGATGTATACCGGAACCTTTGCGACCTGGCCAAGTCCCACGAGATCCTGCGGAAGCGTTGCGCCCGCCGTGACAAGCTCATGGAGAACATCCGCAAGGAGTGGGACATACGTGTGCGCGGCTCAACCAATCCTTATGACGAGGGTTTCAACGCCGCCCTGCTGCTGATTGTTGAGCTTATGGAAGGGGTGATCAAAGCGGAGCTGCCGCCCCCCACGGATGATGGTGACACATGAATTCTAGGGAATGGATTTTCTTATTCATATTCGTGGCCACCATTATTGGTGCGAGCGCGCTGATCTACAACCGCCGCGTGGATAAATGCTCGGAGCTTTGCGCCCCAGCCTTGGGCCAGGTTCAGCAGGGGCATTACTCCAGCATGTGCTACTGCGTGGTGAATGGGACGCTGGTTCCTAAGAAAATAATGTGGTGAGCCTATGATCGTTGGTTATTATTACCTACATGAAAATCGTGAATTGATTTTCAAGAAATACGATGAAGGCCGCGTGGCCGATTTTAGAGACAGCGATTTAGTGAAGGCATTTTGGCCCATGGAAGAGGGAAGCCGAGAGTCAGCATGGACATTATTGGTCGAATCTTTGGCTGCCGGCGCTTTGATTGAAAGAGTGGAAGAGCTGGCCAAAAAATGGAAATGTGATGATCTCGATGCCGTTGTCTACGCCACCCGAATTGGTTGCGTTCTGTCGAAAGACGGAGACCAATGTTGTGCCACAAGAAGTGATTTTGTAAACCTACAAGAAAATGCCGCGGGCTTTGGTTCAACCTGCCTAGAAGCCATGGCCAACCTGTGTAAGGCCCTTGGATTTAAACCAATGAAACTAAACTGGCACGCTGATTTTCAGCAGCTACTAAAATAGGAGGTAATGTGGAACACCAAAATGCACCGTTCAAATGGGCGCGCACCAGCAGCTTTTCGCTGCCCGAGATCGGGGTGGATAAACCCGACGCCCTGGACTACGACGAATCTTTCGAGTCCTACCTGGGCGACAAATCCTGCATCAGCAGTTCAGGAGTGCGCAAGCTGCTCGACAATCCGCGCGCGTTCATTGCCGAGGCCGCTGGATATTTGAAGGACGATGAGACGGAGGAGAAGGACGCTTACCGTTTTGGTAGTGCAGCCCACATGATGATCCTTGAACCGGCAAAGTTCAGGAACATGTATTTGATTGAGCCAGAGTTCACAGGCTTCACAAAGGAGGGCAAGCCCAGCACGCAGTCCGCTGACTGTAAGCTCAAACGCAAAACATGGTACGAGAGCCTTGCGCCGGGCGCCTTGGTGGTCACGCAGGAAGAACTGCACGACCTAACGTACATGGTTGAGGCCCTCATGGAGCATCCCCAGGCATCGAGTTTGTTGCGCAACGGGCGCCCCGAGGTGACGGGCCGGTTTACGCATCCTGAAACCAAGGTGCGCTGCCGCATTCGTCCTGACTACCTGACGCTGGATAAAGAAGATAAGACCTACGTGATCGACATCAAGACCACGCGGCACGAGAAGATTGGGTTGTTCGCCACGGACGTAGCCAAGCTCCAGTATTTTATTCAGCTTGCCATGTACCATGATGGCATTGCCCAGATCACCGGCAAACAGGTGGAGGCTTCGGCCTTTATCGCGCTCACCAAGAAGCCGCCCTATAGCGTGGCTGTTTACTGGATGAACGATAAGGATCTGGAGTTGGGCCGGGCATGGTACCAATATGGCCTTAAAGTGTTCTCTCGTTGCGTGAAGAATAATGATTGGCCACCGGCACAGGGGCAGGGCCAGATGCTCAACATGCCTAACTATATTCACAACGAGCCCTTTCCAAATTTTGAATGGCGGGATCAGAAATGAATATGTCATTCGCCCTGCGCTCTGCGGGGCTCACCAACTTTGAGACACCGGACATTGGCGACTTGGCCACGGCCCGCGAACGCAGGGTGAACGTGGCGATTTGTTCGTGCGCTCGAGTAGAATTTAATATTCAAAAAATCAATTGTGCCCGTTGCGGCCTGGCCTTGTTTTGGAAGAACCAGGCTTATGGCAACGCGAGCACCAGGCTGAATGCCCACCGGCATAAGTATCAGGAGTTGGCCTTCCGCGAGCACAACGCGAAGGCTGAAATGGTGATTACGTTCCCGGCATTCCTCGAAAAGTTCGAGGCACACGTGGACCGGCATTTGAATTTAGGAGCTTACTTCAACCACAAGAAAACCACTAACGGAGGAAAAAATGGAAACACAGAACGATGCCCCTGAGACGCCCGCGCCCAAGAAAGAAGTCGCGCCCACTGCAATCCCACTGAGTGAGAGCCGCGCGCTGGCCCCAACCGATTCGCAAGAGTTGCGCCGCGTGATTGCCTTTGTTGCTGACGGCGGCGGGTTCCCGAAACGCTTTGACTCGGAGGCCAAACGGATTGCGGTTTATAACTTGGCCAACTCTCTTATGGGTTCGCGTTGGCAATTGGCTCTCAACAACATGGCGGAAATCAAGGGCCAGCTCACAATCTGGGGTGAATTGCCTGGCGCCATTGCGGAACAGACCAAGGAAGTTGAAG